CAGTCCTACAGCGGACATGCCACACATGCACAGAACGCTGTGATCGAGGGCAATGCCGCTGCGTATTTCAAGACCAGTGGCTGAGGTGTTCGGTGTGTGTCCCCTCTGAAGGCTTATGTGTCATTGGAGGGGACACGAATACGAATTCAAAGAGCAGCGGTGTTCGTGGTCTTATGACAGTTTGAGCAGTTATATGTGCGGTCTTATGTATAGCGCGGGGGCGCGGTGGCCCCCTAAAAGAAAAAACGCTCACTACCCTAATCTATAACGACCCCAAAAAGCGCTCGAAAAGCCTTCCACACTCAAAAATTTTTTTGATGGCCATAAATACTTTTTTAAGTCGATTGAAATGTATTATAAGAAACTTGATATTGATGATTTTAAAAAAGTACAACAAAAAGTAGTTCCTTACATTACAAAATTTGTAACTGAAGATGTAAGGGCTTCTGAGGAAAAATTTTCTGAGAAAGTTTCTTTTAACTTTATATCTGATGAGGATCTGAAAAAATTCAAAGAAGATATTCCTGAGTTATTTGAATGTATTCAAAAAGAACTTGGAAGTGAAGTACCTTACATGTCTTTTGTATACATTGATGAAGTTAGAGCAATTGCACTTCATACAGATGGTGATAATTCAATTAAAAGGAGAATTCGATTGCATTGGCCTATATTAAATGAGACAAGTGCAGAGACTGTTTATTATAAATCAAAAAGAGAAAATATAGAATCAGTACATCATTCATTTAAGTCTGGTGTAAATGGTCATCAGTATGATCCGAATGATGTCTATGAAGTTGATCGATATGTTTTGGATGTTCCAACATTAAATAGTGTAAAAGAGATTCATGGTGTTGATGTGATAAGTGATAAGTTACCAAGAATTTTACTTACAATGAGATTATCAAACGAAGAAGAAATTTACCAAAAGTATTTTAACTAAGATGGAAATTAAAACCTTATCCTCAATTCCGGGCATATCTTTCAATCAGATGCTTGAAATATTTTTTGATGAACATGAAGTAGACGAAGATATTGAATGTTATCAACTTGTTTTTTGTCCTTATGGTTATGGAACAAGTTTTGAGGATTTGAATGAAATTAATTTCCAAAGTCGAGTTGTAATTTTAAATCTTATTGATACGATTATTGATATTGAAGATAATACTGATATTGTTGGTTTAACAGAATTTTGTGAGAATCATCCGGAACAAAATTTTATAATTTCCTCACCGCATTTTAATCTTCAAAGAGAATTGAATAAAAGAGGATTAGATATTCCGAATTTATATCTAACGAATTTAGCTCCTACAAGTATTGAAGAAAAATGGATTCATTGTGAAAAGAAAAATTTAACGAATCGATGGGTATCATTTAATTCAAGTACAAAATTACATCGAGTATTGGCAGTTTGTTATCTGTTATCAAAAGATTACCATCAGAATGGTGCAATTACTTTTGATATGAATAGTCCAATATTTGTAACACATGAACAATATAAAAATATCGATAAACCACCTAGTTATCAATTAAAAAGTGATCTTGCAAGAGGTCTTGTAAAATTTAAATCAAAAGATTTTAATAAGTTAAAACTTCCTAAGTTTAATCAAGAAGATTTAAGAGTAACATATAATTACAATACAAATTTATTACCCATTTATGAAAGAATTGGTCTTGAAATTATCACCGGAACAACGTTCTTTGAAGGAACTCCCGTTCTGAGTGAAAAGGAAATGCAATCCGTTTATGGTAAAAATTTTCCAATTTACATAAACGGAGTTGGAATGGCGAGAGAGATGAAAAACTTTTTTGGCGTGGATGTTTTTGAAGATGTTGTTGATCATAGTTATGATGAAATTGAAGATCACTTTGAGAGACTTGCAGCAGCGTTCGATAGAAATCAACATCTATTAAACGGTTCGACAAATATTAGAGAACTGTGGTATGATAATCAAAAGAGATTTGAAGATAACTGTGTTAAAATGGACAATATTGTTCATGATGGTGAGTATCAAAGACTTTTTAATCGTCAAAGAATTAGAGAAGCTTTAAATCATTTCAATGTGACTTTTACTGAAAAATAATTTATGATTATTGAAAATAATAAACCAATTCGAATTATTGGATATCCGGAATCTTCGTTAACTGATGGAGCTTTGAGGTGGTTTTTACTCGAAACTAAAAATCAAATTGAAATCATTACTCCAGAGACATTCTTGAATCTGAAAAATAAATCTGATTACCAGTATTTCGTTGGATTCTCTTTGGATATGAATTTAAGAAAAAGAATCTGTGATGAGGTAGATCGTTTAGAGTTAGATTGTGTAACGTATGTTCATGACTCGTGTGTACTCTTTGATACTTGTAAGATAGGTAAGGGAGTCTTTATCGGCGCGTTTAGTACTACTGCATATCATTCTGAAGTTAAAGATCATTGTTGGATAGAGTGTTATTGTTTACTTCCTCATCATGGTGAAATTGGTAAAGGATCTGTAATACATGGTGGAACATTACTTGCTGGAAGAACATTTATCGGAGAATATTGTACGTTTGGATTTAAATCCTCCACTATTAATAACGTAAGTATTATCGATCATGTTACTGTAGGTGCATTTAGTAATGTGACAAAAAATATTATTAATCCTGGTAGATATGTGGGATCTATCGCTAGGTATGTTGGGGAATAATTAAAAATGATATATAATGTTTGAAAATGAATATAAAAAAATGTATGGAAATTAACATGGATTATCAAGAAAAGGATCTATTAATTGATTGCATTCAATATCGATTAGATACCGATAAAATTCTAGTCATTAATCAATCACTTAAAAACGAAATTGAAGATTTATTAGCTAAAATTGAAGATGAATGTGTTTGAAATTTTCTTCTAAATAACCCAGAGACCATTGCATGAATTGACTTGTGGTGGTAGAATAATAACGTTGCAATTCTAATTTTATGTCTAAAGGATTTACAATTAAAGCTACAGCACCAACACCAAGAAAAAACGAAGAAGATTTTGATATTGAAGCCGCAAAGGAAATGATTCGCGGTAAATCAATTATCTTTTGTCTTCCTGGTAGAGGATGTTCTTATATTTTCTTGAAGAATTTCGTTCAATTGTGTTTTGATCTTGTCCAGAATGGTGCAAGTATTCAAATTTCACAGGATTATTCTTCTATGGTGAACTTTGCACGATGCAAGGTTCTTGGAGCGAATGTTTTGCGTGGACCAAAACAAATTCCCTGGGATGGAAAACTCAAATATGATTATCAACTATGGATTGATAATGATATCGTTTTTGACACTGAAAAGTTTTATCGTCTCGTTGCAATGGATAAAGATATTGCAGCTGGTTGGTATATGACTGAGGATGGACAAACCACTTCTGTGGCTCATTGGCTTGAAGAGGATGACTTTAAGAACAATGGTGGAGTTATGAACCATGAAACCGGTGAGACCATGAGTAAGCGTCGTAAACCATTCACAGTTGATTATACTGGGTTTGGTTGGGTTCTGATTAAACACGGTGTCTTTGAATCTCTTGAGTATCCATGGTTTGCTCCTAAGATGCAAGTATTTGATTCTGGTGAAGTTCAAGATATGTGTGGAGAAGATGTATCCTTCTGTCTTGATGCAAAAGAAGCCGGTTTTGAAATCTGGTGTGATCCTAAGATTCGTGTAGGACACGAGAAGACTCGTATTATTTGATTTCTGAGGGGGTTATAGTAAACCCCCAGAATACTTATCTTCGGCGCGTTTTTAGACGTGTTCTAATAACAAATAAAACTAACTATGAGGTATTAAAATGGCTGTAAAATCAAAGGGTGGAGTGAATAAAAATACTGGTTATATGCCGGGAAAACCAAAGCTGACTTTACAAGGAAAAGGTAATGGTACTAAGTATGCTGCAACTAGCCGTAACAAAGCTCGTAAGCCTTATAGAGGTCAAGGTAAATAACCTTTTAAATTTAGTAAAATAAAAAAAAAGATATAAGTCTAAATAATTTTAAATTATTAACCTTATATCGATGGCAGATTCAGATCCTAGACTATCTCCAAATTCCGAACCAGTTGCAGAAAAGGATGCAAATGTATTTTCGTATGATGTATCCTCTCAGTCTAAAATACCATCTCCACAAAAACCAAATCCCTCCTCACCATTAGCAGCAGGTTAATATGACTGAAAAAGAGTCATATATTCAAGAGTGGATTTCACAAATATCCACACCAAAAGATGAATTGAATGGGTTTCCAGTTTGCCCATACGCTTCTGGTTCTAAAACTTTAATTGTAGAAACTTCTATTGATAACATTGTACCCCAACCAGGGTATGATGTTATCATTTTTATTATAGAAGATTTTTGGAGAGAAGATCAGGTTGTAAAATGGGTCAAACATTATAATAAAAAGTTTACATATTATAAATTTTTTGAAGATTTATCCTCAAGAGACACCTTTGTGGGTGGAGTTAAAACAAATAATGATAAATTTAATCTTATCTTATGTCAATCTAAGAAAAAATTAAGTGCTGTTCGTAAAAAATTAGCAAAAACTGACTATTATACTTTTTGGACTGAAGAATATTTGGAAGAAATATTGGGTGAAGACATAGAAATTATTAATTCAGATGACATTTCGGGATAGAAACCCCGTAAAAAGTTCTGATTTTACAATCAGGAGCAAAAATGTCAAATTTACCCGTAGATAGAGACCAAAATTATATGAAAGAAATGTGGGGAACCACTAAATTGATCACAGATTATGAACCAACAACAAAAAAGAGAGTTTTGCAAGAAATATTATATGATCTTGGTCATCAACATGATTTAAAAAAACAAACAGACCTTCATGAAATAATTCGTAATGATGAAGATTATGATGATTGGGAGTATGGTACTGAACCAAATTATGGTAAAAAGTGGTAAAATGTCTTATACATATAATAAATACCCTTAGTTTGAGTAATGACTAGGATTTCTCGCAAATTTAAAGATATAAGTCTCTCATTTGTGAGAAATCCCGTGACCAATGATATTCTTTCAATTAATAATGCCGATGCTATTAAAAAATCTGTTATTAATTTAGTTAGAACCAGAACAGGTGAAAGATTCTACAATTCTTTATTGGGATCTGAAGTTGAAAATTCAATGTTTGATCTTCAAACTCCGGAAAGAGCGTACTCTTTAGAATTAGGAATTACTACATTACTAAAAAATTTTGAAAAAAGAATTTCTTTATCTTCAGTATTAGTTACATATCCAAGTGATTCTAATGAAATTAATATAAGAATATCTTATGATATAGTTGGTATTCCTCTTCCAACTCAAACAGTAGAGTTTTTACTACAACCCACTAGAGTCTAATGTCATTCAATCAATTTACAAATTTAGATTTCGGTGATCTCAAGACTCAGATCAAGGACTATTTACGTGCAAATTCCGAATTTACTGATTTTGATTTTGATGGATCAAACTTTTCAGTTTTAATTGATTTACTAGCATATAATAGTTATATAACTGCTTATAATTCAAATATGGCAGTTAATGAAGTCTTTTTAGAAAGTGCTACTCTTAGAGAAAATGTAGTTTCTTTATCTAGAAATATTGGTTATTTGCCTAGATCTAAAAGAGCTTCAAGAGCATTAATAAATTTTAGCGTTGATATGAGTCAAACAAACGCTAAAAGTGTTAAATTACTTGCGGGACAAGTGGCTCTTGGAGCAGTAACTGACGGAAATTATATTTTTTCAATACCAGAAGATATTACTACACCAGTAAGTAACGATGGAGTTGCTTTTTTTGATAATTTACAGGTTTATGAAGGTGTATATGTAACGAGTACATTTATAATGGATGAATCTCAACCAAATCAAAGATTTATTTTACCAAATATTGGAATAGATACAACTACAATTAGAGTTAAAGTTATTAATGAAGTTACGGAAATATACAATCAGTATGATACTTTATTGAATATCGGAGGGGATTCTAGAATTTTCTTAATTCAAGAAGTTTCCGATACAAAATATGAAATTAGATTCGGTGATAATATTATCGGAAAAAAACCTATCAATGGAAGCAGAATAGAAATTAGTTATATTGTTACAAATGGATCTTCTGGTAATGGAGCTAGTAATTTTACATTTTCTGGGAGATTGAAAGATAATAATTTATTTGACATTACTACTGGAATATCACTATTATTAACACAATCAAAGTCAGAAAATGGTGATGATATAGAATCTATGGATTCTATTAAATATTTTGCTCCAAAAGTTTATGCATCTCAATATAGAGCAGTAACTGCAAATGATTATAAATCCCTCATTCCATATATCTATCCAAACATAGAATCTGTAAATTCTTATGGTGGTGATGAATTGGATCCCCCAGAATATGGAAAAGTTTTCATATCCATAAAACCAAGAAACGGAACATTTTTATCACAGATTACCAAACAAAATATTTTAAGCACCATTAAAAAATATTCGATTGCCGGTATTAAACCCGAGATAGTTGATTTATCTTATTTGTATGTAGAATTGGATGCTTCAGTTTATTATAATAAAAATCAATTAAGTAACCCAGAAATAGTAAAAACAAAAGTAGTTGATACTTTAACTTCTTATTCTAACTCAAAAGATGTTAATAGTTTTGGAGGTAGATTTAAATATAGTAAAGTTGTTAGTCTTATAGATGATTGTGATAAATCTATTACTTCTAACATAACAAAAGTTAAAATGAGAAGGGATTTAAATCCAGAATTAAATTCTCTTGCTACTTATGAGTTGTGTTTTGGAAATCAGATACATATAAAAACCGGTGGATATTCTATAAAATCTACAGGATTTTTTATTAATGGAATAAGTGATATTGTTTATATGGCAGATATTGCATCTTCTACTGATAAAGATTCTGGAAATATATTTTTCTTCAAATTGGAAAATAATGTTCCCAGTATTGTAAAAAACAATGCTGGGAAAATAAATTATAAACGAGGTGAAATTCTTTTGGATGGTGTAATTATAACTTCATCCGTGTTAGCGAATGGATTTATAGAAGTTCAGGCCATTCCAGAATCAAATGATATTATTGGACTGAAAGATCTATATTTACAATTGGACGTTCAAAAATCTATGGTAAATATTGTAGAAGATGTTGTAAGTTCTGGTGAAAATTCTTCTGCAACTCAGTACATAAGTACATCAAGTTATTTAAACGGAAAATACACAAGATAAAATGACGGAAATTAAAAGAGTAAAAATCAGTTCAATTATTGACACGCAGATTCCAGAATTTCTATCTGCAGAATCCCCTCTTTTCCTGGATTTTCTTAAACAATATTACCATTCAATGGAACATCAGTCCGGTTCTATTGATATTGTTTCAAATATTTCAAAATATAAGAATTCTAAACAATTCAATAACCAGGAATTAAAAGAACAGACTACTCTAACTTCAAACGTTTTATCTTTTGATGATACTATAACTGTACAGTCAACTGATGGTTGGCCTGATTCTTATGGATTGTTGAAAATAAACGACGAAATTATTACTTACCTTTCAAAGACTGAAACTTCGTTTCAAAATTGTATTCGAGGATTTAGTGGAATTGAAAAATTACAATCTTTAAATAATCCAGAATTTTTAGTTTTCTCATCAACTGAAGCTTCTGAACATTCTGCGGGAAATATCGTTCAAAATCTAAGTAATTTATTTTTAATTAAATTCTTTGAGAACTTTAAATATGAATTTTTACCAGGATTTGAATCTAGAGATTTTTATCAAGATATTTCTATTGAGAATGTAGCTTATAAAATTAAGGATTTATATAAATCTAAAGGAACAGATCTGTCTTATAAGTTATTATTTAAAATTCTATACGGTTCGGATATTGAAATCATAAAACCACAAGAATATACTATTTCCCCATCTTCTAATTCTTATTTTATTACTAAGAATATATTGGTAGAAAAAATTTCTGGCGGAAATCCTATAGATATTAAAGGTAATTTTTTATTTCAAACTTTACCGGAAATTGGTACAGTTAGTGCCTCTATTTTTAATGTAGAGTATAGACCAGTAGATAATAAAGATTTATACGAAATTTCCTTAGATAGTACTTCATTTAGTGGCAATTTTGAAGTTTCTGGTAAAACTAGAATATTGGAAGATGTCGAAGTAAATAGTGATACTATATTGGTTGACTCTACGATAGGTTTTGCTAATTCTGGAACTCTTTTAGTAAAACCAAAAAATTCAGATTTTATTCAAATTGATTATACTGGAAAAACCATTAATCAATTTACTGGAGTTACTAATGTAACTAAGTATTTGGATTCTGGACTTGATTTAATAGAAGAAAAATTTGCTTTTAGTTATGTTGGAGTGGGAAACACATCAAAAGTAGAGTTTAGAGTTGTTAATGTAATTGATAACATAGATTTTTCAAAAACCTCAAATTTGAGAGTGGGGGATAATATTTCTCTATCTGGATTTGGGAAGGATTTATATGACAAGTATGAATTTAACAGTTGGATTTATAATATTCCTACCAATCATGTAATACAAAATATATCACAAATTGACTCGACGAAATATAGAGTCAATTTATTTGATAAAGTTTATTTTTATCAAGATGAGAAGATTTTACTTGTAGATAGTATAGGAAATAATGTGGAGGTGGAGATTTTAGATGTCGAATACTCCACATCAGATTTGATCAAAAAATATAGTAATAGAATTTTAGTTCAAGTATTAAATTCTGCGTCTTTTGCAATTTTAGATGCAAAAACTATAAGAAAAAAAATATATAAGTCAAATCATTATAGTAACTATTTTGAAAATATAAAAAATATACCTACAGGAGTCCAAAATACTTATATTGATTCTGAAGAAAAATATTTTTACGTCACATCTTCTGGATTACCAAATTATACTATTTTTTCCACGGAAAATAAAAAAACATTATCCACTGAAGTGGGAATTTCTAAAACTGATACATTTAATGTTCAGAATCATAATTATCTAAGTGGAGAATTAATTCATTATAAATCGCCATCAACATCTTCGGATTTACTAACAGGATCTTATTATGTTACAAGAGTTGATAATAATAAAATAAAATTATCATATAGTAAATCAGATATTTTTTCAAAAAAATATATACAAACCACATCTCCAATCACCAATGGATTTATATATCCACTAGGTAATCAGGATAAAACACTAGAACATCAAAAAATTCTTAAAAAGTTTCCTTTTAATCCTAATGCAAATAGAGAAGCTTTCGATGACTTAAATTTAAGGACTACATTTAATAGGGAAGTTGGATTATTAGTAAATGGTGTTGAATTACTATCTCCAAATTTATCTGATGAAAATATTTACTATGGAGATATAATATCAATTGATGTTACAAATAACGGAAAAGATTATGATGTAATTGATGTCCCTCCATTAGAAATAAAAGACGAAACCGGAACTGGAGTAAAAGCCCATTTAAATGTTTCGGGCACAGTTAGAGAGATTAAGATATTAAATTCTGGATATGGTTATCAAGAAAAACCAAAAATTACAATAACTGGAGGAAATGGTACTGGATGTTTATTAGAATCAAATTTTGTTAAATCTAGAATCTCATCTGGATTTAAAGCGGATCTGAATGTAAACACGGTAGATAATACTATAAAGTTTATTAATAACATTCCTTTTGAAGATGGAGAAGAAATTGTTTATGATTCTAATAAAAATACAAATATACCTGGAATTGTTAATGGTTCTATGTATTTTGTAGGTATTTTGACGGATAATAAAATAAAACTTTATAATAACAGAGTTGATGCACTTCAGAAAACAAATGAAATTGATATTGTTGGCGTTTCTTCTGGATTTCATTTCATAACAACGTTAAAAAATAAAAATACTTTTACTAAAATTTATGTTAAAAATCCTGGACAAGGATATTCTAATAGAAAAATAAGAATTCCATCTATACTTTCTGCAGATAATAGAAGTTCTGGAATTAATACATTTGATTCATATATTTTTGCAAAAAATCATGGATTTAATAATTTTGATTTTGTGAAATATTCTTGTGAAGGTTCGGCTATTGGTGGAATGTCTACATCTATGGGTTATTATGTTAAAATTATTGATGTTAATAAATTTAGATTATATGAAGCTGAAAATAATGGAAATTTAAGTAATGAAAATTATATAAAAAATAAATTTGTTAAATTCAATTCTCTTGGAATTGGAACTCATATTATTGCTTATCCTCCAATTGAAATACATGTAGAATCTAAATCCGGAATAGGATCAACAATAACTGGCATAGAACTTAAACCGATTGTACTTGGATCAATTGAAGATGTTTTTATTGAAGATGGTGGAACTGGATATGGATGCACATCTATCATCAATTATCATAGAAGACCTAATGTTGGGGTTGCAAGTATAACTGCAGAAGCAATTTTAAAACCAATTATTATTGATGGATCAATTGTAGATGTTCAAATTATTAATAGAGGTAGAGGATTTAGGGAAAATTCTGAAATAATAGTTTCCGGTGAAGGAAAGTATGCTCAAATAGAACCAATCGTAAAAGAAGGTAAATTGTCAAATATCAATATTGTTTTTGGTGGTGTAGGATATAATTCAAAAAATACCGTACTTACTTTGAAAAATAGAGGTAAAGATGCTAAATTCTTGGCACATGTAAAAGAATGGAAGATAAATCAAGTCGTAAAATATAAAAATACAATTTCTAATCTCGATGATGGGTTGATTGTACCAAGTAAAAATCCAAGTTTGGGATTGCGGTTTACTAATTTTTATGTCCCCAAAAAACTGAGATATCAATTATCGGATAATTTTACAGAATCCAATAAAGAAAGTACAGGATCTCTAAATCATTCACCAATTTTAGGTTATGCATATGATGGAAATCCAATTTATGGAGCATATGCATATAATACAATAAATGGTGGATTTATAAGAAGAATGAATTCTAGTTATACACTAAATACTGATTTCGATTCTGGAATAAGACCTCCTTCTTTTGAACCTGGATTTTTTATAGATGACTATATCTACGATGGTTCTGGAGATCTTGATCAACATAATGGAAGATTTTGCATCACTCCAGAGTATCCAAATGGAACTTATGCATATTTTTGTACTATTGATGTTAATGCTTCAAATGAGGCTAGTCCTAGATATCCATATGCTGTAGGACCACATTTTTATAATAACCCAATTGGTGAAAACTTTTTACCATCGTTCAATCAAGATATAAATGTCTTTACTAAAAATTTAACTAGAAATGTTGGACCATATTACTTAAATAGATCTAATTCATATTATGATCTAATTGATAAAGTACTAGATGAATATAAACAAGAATTTTATGTAACTTCTGTAAATTCAGGCAAAATAGATGGAGTTTCTATATTTTCACCCGGAGATGACTATAAAGTAAATGATCAAATAGATATCGATGTGTCGGAGACTGAGGGAATACAGTCAAATATAGTCGTAAGTGAATTAGACGGTAGGGAAATACAATCTATTAGTTTACCTGAAGATGTGATTCAAGATGCAGAGTTCTTTATAACATACCCAGAAACTATAGTAAAGACAAGTTCTCCACATAAAATTAAAAATGGCCAACCAATTCTAATAAGTGGAATATCAACAATAACGGCATCAGATTTTGAAGGTATAAAGTATGTTAGAGTTTTAGAAAAAGAGTCTGAGTTATTGGAGGATATTCAATCGGATGTCTTTACCGGAGTATCTACCTTCATAAAATTAAAAGATATTAATGGATTTGGAATTAATGATTTCATAGGTATAGGAACTGAAGTTTTACTAATTACAGATGTAGATAGTAAGAGGTCGGGATTCTATGTAAATAGACTTCAAAACACTGGGATACATACTGCTGGAATTGATAAAGTAACTTTATTACCTAGAGAATTCAGAATACCAACTGGTAATATTACCGATTTGACATTTGAAAATTACACCACATTCTTTGATCCAAAATTCTCTGTAGGTATTGGTACAAATACGACAGATCGTGTTGTTGTTGGGTTTGGAACTACATCTTTCGAAAATAGATCTATACCTACCAGAAGCATATACTTACCATCACACAAGTTTTATACTGGGCAACCTCTTGTTTATAACGCCGGATTCGCTGGTACTACTTTATATGTTAACAATGTTGGATCTGCTGTATCATTTAAATTATCTGATTTTCCGATAGTTTATGCGGTAAATATAGGAAAAAATTATGTAGGATTATCTACAATTGGATTTACAAGTTCTACTGGTATTGGAACTAATTTAAATTCTTTGGAATTTTGGGATCAAACTTCTTCATACGGTGTGATTGGAGCCGCTCATTCTTTAACTACATTAAATCCCAAAGTCACAGGAACTATAACTAAAATATTGGGTATAGTAACTACCGCATCAAATCATAATTTAAGTGTGGGTGATATAATATCTCTAAATTTAACTACAGATTATAATGATGTTGTTAAAGTTATTTTTGACCCAGTAAATAGAAAAGTTTTAATGAGGGAAATTCAGTTTTCAGATACTGATATTATATTGGAAGAAAATTCTATAGATATTTCTTCGTATACAGGAGAAATTAATACTGGTGATAAAGTAGTTTATATTTCCAGTTCTCCTATAAGTGGTTTGGATAATTATGGAGTTTATTATGTATCAAAAACTAGTTTTAATTTTATAAAACTTTGTGAGTATGAAAGTGATATCTTTGAGTCTAAGTTTATCGATCTTTCATCAACAGGTGGTTCTACACATAATTTATATTTTATTAATCCTCAAATTTCAACTATAAGAACTACAAAAATAGAATTTGATTTATCTGATAGTAGTTTGATCGATCTTGATTTGCAATTTTATTTTGATCCTATTTTTACTCAAAAAATCAATGAAAAAAGTGACTTTTTTATAAGTAGAACCGGCATTATAGGTACTGATGGAGCAAAAATTATTTTAGATCTTTCTAATCAAGTTTTCCCGATATATTATAATTTATTTTCCAAGGGATCTTCAGATAAGAGTAAGAATGAGATTTCTTCTGATATTAGTGTAAAATCTTACAATAAACTTTCTGTAATAGATCACCAACTTAATAGTAGATTTAAAATTGAGACTGCTTCTGATAAGACATTTTCTTTCTTTAATACTAAAAAATTAAACAAAATAGAAAAAAATATCATAGGTCAGCCAGAAACTAAAATTGCATATAAAACTACCTCTACTACTGCATTAGGACCAATATCTAAATTTAAGATTAATTTTCCAGGTAGAGGGTACAAAAAGTTGCCCAGTGTCAGGGGAGTTAATAGTGAATTAGGCAAAAATGCAATAGTAAAATTAATATCTTCAGAAATTGGAAAAGTTGAAACTTTTAGTAGGATTAAAGATGGATTTGATTACCCAACTGATCCAACTCTTTCACCATCTTTAAGCGTACCTTCTATTATTGGAATAAAAAATATAAGAACCATAGACTATATTGAAATTATTAGTGGAGGTAGAAGATATAATACTATACCCAAATTAATAGTAAAAGATAATGAGTTTGGAATTGAACTTGATTGCGGCGTATCAGGAGGATCGATAACTTCCGTAAATGTTATTAAAAATTCCACTTCATTGTCATCTCCTTTAGAGATTATTCCAATATATAATTCAAATGGTTATGAAATTGATTTCATAACTACCAATGAAAATTTAGTCACATTAGAATTATCTAATGACGCAGTGTTTAATCCTTTCATAAATTCTGGATTTGGTAAAACCGATTTTGTCTATCCGTTTAAAATCGGAGATAAGATTTTTATTGAAAATTGTAGATTGACTAATTCAACATCCGATAAGGCCAATTTCAATTCATCTTCATATAATTATACTTTCTTTGATGTAGTTGATGTCGATATTAATAATAATACAGTAACTTATGACATGTCGGGGATTTCTACTGGTTCCTTTGGTACATATAATGATGAACTGAATTTGGGAATTGTTGTCAATAAAAATGATATTCCTGAATTTCGTATGGTATTAAAAGATGATGTTAGTTATATTTCAAATGAAAAAGTATTGTCAGAAACATTTTCTGGCATAGTTATGGATAATGGATGGGACAATAAACTGAACCAAATGAGGTTGAAGAATATTTTTGGTACAATAAATGTTGGAGATAAAATTTTAGGAGAAATATCTAAAATTAATGGTACAGTAGAATATGTTGATGTATTTAATCTATACTCTACTTTGGGAGTTTCTAGAGATAAAACTTCCACTATAGAATCCTCTTCCGGTATTTTAAATGATTATCTCCAAAGAATATCTGATAATTTTTACTATCAAAAATTCTCATACTCTATTAAAGGAAATATTCCTTACAGTACTTGGAGAGAATCAGTACGATCAATTCTACATCCATCCGGATTTAAAGAATTTTCTGATCTGGAAATTTTAACTAAACCGACCTTAAATGAAGTTAATGTTGGTATTGTCAAATCTTCCGATATGAAACCAAGATTGGTTGCTACAGATACATTTACATTTGTAAATATTGACGAAATAACCCCTTTGAGTACCAGATCTAATTTTGCAAGAGTTTATGAGGAAGAATTATTGCCTGATGGGTCAACACAAGATATATTTTTGGATGAAGGAATTGATTTATCTGCATATATTCTCAATAAAACAAATAAGGTTATTGAAATTGATGATATAAGTAGTCAATTTGATGGCACAACAGAACAACTTTTATCAGATAGATATGTCAATGGATCTGATTTATTAGATTATAATAAAGAATTTATTCAAGAAGAGGTTGTAGGATTTATAACTTCTGTTTATCCTTCACTTAATACAAATCCAAGTTGGAATCAATCGGTATTCAAATCAGAAGTTGGATATGTTTTAGATGCACTTTCTCATGATGTTAAATATTCTTCAAATAATAAGTCTGTCGAAGTTGGGTTAAATTACTGGGATGGACTGGGTACTACTTACTTATCTGGAATATCAACAGAAACTATTGCGGGTTTTGAGTATATCGTAGATCTTTCAAAATATATTATTAATAATGTTCCTGTCCAGACAATTTATAATACATCTAAAACTCAAATTTTTGACTATACTGTTCCAATAGATTCGGATTGCAGTTCAACATATAATTTAAATTGTTATGCAGATGTTTTTAGTGTAATAGAAAATTATGTAGGAATAATTACTTCTATAGTTGGAATTGGAACTACTGCAAAACCCGATTCAATAATATATCCTTCTTTGACTAGGGGAGGTTCGGTAGTTGGATTAACTACATTTAAGTTGACAAATAATGGAACCTCTTTGTTTAAACATGTATTTTCTGGTAATAATATTGACGTGTCTAATGATAAGATTATAATTCCCAATCACAACTTCCAGTCAGGTCAAGAGTTAATATACACATATTCTAATGGTACTCCTATTGGAATTGCCACTACTTCATATACTACAGGAATTAAAGATAGTTTATTGAATGTCTATAATTTTGATGGGACTGCAATATTTGAAAATGGATATGATGTTGGAATAACTACAAGTATTTCCGGAACAGTTCCAAATGGAACACCTTCAACCAATACACAATATACTCAAGTGATAGGTGTAAATGGAACAGGACTTGGAACTGATGCAACATTTAATGTTTTGATTTCATATAATGGATCTGGAATTCCAATAGGTACATCTATAATATTAAAGAAGGGTGGTAGTAATTATTATGTGGGTGAACAAGTTTCTATAGCGGGAACTAATTTTGGAGGAACAAGTCCTACTAATGATTTAAGATTTACTATTTCTAAAACGGGACCAACGGTAATTCAATCAGAATCCAATCAAAGTTATCAATCTGTACCATCCAGTGATTTATCTGGAGCTACTTTTGATGTTTTCCGAGATGATGTTGGAGAGATTAGTTACGTAAAAGTCTTAAATGGTGGAGACGGATATAATCCTAATTCAATAATTTCAATAGCAGGTACTTACATTGGTGGAACTGGAAATAAAGATAATCTATCGTTTAGTCCATTAGAATTGGGTACTAGAGTTTTACCAACTTCAGTATTTGTGTATAAGTTAAATGATAATGAATTTAAACTTTCTGGACTATCAACAAGTGTGTTTTTTAACATAACTAATGTCGGTACTGGTACACATTTTCTTGCATATAAAGAACCTAATTCTAGCGTAATTATTACCTTAGATGGAATAGTACAAAAACCATTATCTAGAAAGTCATTAAATGTTTCTCTTGCTTCTAGTGTTTCTTCAGCATCAACAACTATAATAAGTATTTCTTCTGGAATATCATCCATATCTTATAGAGATATTATTAATTTGGATAATGAATATGTTTCTGTTAAAAGTATTGGAGTAACCTCTCCAAACCAGATAGAAGTCATACGTGGATACTTTGGTACAGTCGCAACCGCACATACGGTTGGTGTTTCTGCAACTGTTTTAAACGGTAGTTTTAATATCGTTGGAGATGTGATATATTTTGATCAGGCTCCTATTGGAAATCTGGGCCCAGTTGGTCTAGAAACTGGATCAATATTTGGTGGCAGAGCTTTTAGTAGACAATTTAATCCAGATACACCTGAAGATAAAAATATAATCCTTGATGACATATCTTTATCATTTACTGGAATTGCAGCTACAGAATTTGTCTTAAAGTCTGGTGGACAATACACAAATACGATTTTTAATAATGTTAATAGTTCTATTGATATTAATAATAATCCAATAGTTTTAATTAATAATGTTTTCCAAAATCCAACAAGTGATTATACAGTTGATGGAAGTATATCAAATACCATCAAATTTTTATCCGGTACTCCAAGTGCTGGAAAAATATCCAAAGTATCAATATCAACTAGTTATGGATATGTTCCTAGAATTGGAGCAGCTGCTACTGCAGTTATTTCAGCTACAGGAACTATTAGTAGTGTACGGGTAACTGGAAACGGATCTGGTTATAGATCTTCACCTTTTGTCAGTATCGCGTCCACTATTGGAACTGGTGCAAGTATTACTGCAATTGTTAGTGCAGCGGGAACTATTTCTGGATTTGTAATTGTAAATGCTGGATCTGGATACACGACAACTTCACTTCCAGAAGTTGTAATTGGGATACCAACTGGATACAGTAATCTTAGCTTAGGTTATACTGGAGGAACTTCTGGTGTTGGCCAAAAGGCAAAAATTACAGTTGAAGTTGGTATGGGATCAAGTATTATATCATATAAGTTTGATGAACCGGGAATAGGATATAGAATTGGAGATAAACTTACGCCCATTGGTATAGTTACTAATCCATCACTAACTTTTGAACCTTTTGTTTTAACAGTCGAAGAGGTGGAAAGAGATAGTTTTTGTGGTTTTTATCCTGGACAATTCATTCAATTTGACGACATTTCCGAATCATTCAATGGATTTAGAAAGAAATTTACACTTTCAACTACTTTAAATGGCGTGAAACAAGTCATAGGTTTGAAAGTCCTTACCGGAACAGATTTGGACATAACTAATAACATTTTTATATACATAAATGATATTTTACAAGTTCCTAATGTATCATATAAGTTTTCGGGAAGTAGAGTAACATTTACTGAGCCACCTAGAAGTGGATCTAAATGTACTATTTTATATTACAGAGGTTCTTCCGTTGATGTTTTATTAGTTGATCCACCTAAAACAATTAAACCTGGAGATTCTGTAAAAATACAAGAAAATCCTACAGATCCATATGACATTTCTCAATTTGATAGAGTCGTTAAAAAAATTACATCCTCAGATCAGATAGAAACATTTAATTATTATTCTGTTGGTATTATTACAGATCCGACAAGAATCAGACCTCTTACTTGGAAAAAACAAAATAATGATACCATTATCAATGGGTCGTTACTTTCCAAATCTAGACCAAACTTACAAAGTAAAATTGGTCCTTTTGCAACGGTGATTAAAAAAATTGAACCTACTGACGATGTAATATATGTTGATAATGCATATCCACTATTTTCAGATTTAGATTCTATGCCTGAAGATATACGAGATGTGTTGATACTCGAAGATAGAGTAATTGAAGAACCTTTAGTTGAATCTGTAGTTTCTACAGCCTCAACCATTTCTTCCATTACTGTTATAGATCAAGGTGTAGGATATGCTAATACTCAATCACCTAAAGTAATAATTTCACAATCTTTAATTACTAAAAAAGATCCCATTTTTAACTGGAAAGGTGGTGTTGGATTATCAACTTCATATCACTTAAAATCTATTAAGTATAAAGATAAATTCATTTCAGTTGGAAATAGTTCCGTATATGCCATAAGTTTTGATGGAATAAATTGGCAAGTTTCTACAGTTGGATTTGGCCAAAATTCCAATTTCAACTCAGTTGAATCTGTTGGAGTTGGATCCAGCAACTTTGTAATTTCTGTCGGAAATTTGGGACAAGTAATAAAAGCCACTGATTATGGAAATGTAATATCAACATGGGACCAGGTTCCTTTAGTTGAAGAAGTTTCTATTTTGGGATTTGGAATAATTGATAGAGTTGGTAGTAGTTATACAGGAACATTCAATGAAATTGTATATTCTCAAGTTACGGATTCCTGGGTTACAGTCGGTGCAGGTGGGTCCATATTTGTTGGAACTGGAGTAGGTACAGATTCATTTGTTAATAGATTTTCAGAAACTTTATCTGATCTAAACAGTGTAGTTTTTGGTTCTGAATATTTTGTTGTTGTTGGTGATGATGGAGTAATTAGAAATTCTAATAATGGAGATGTTTGGGAATTTGTAAACTCTCCAGTAAATACAAATTTAAATAAAGTAATCTATGCAGAGGGAACTTTCATTGCAGTTGGAGATTATGGAGTAATAATTCAATCAATTGATAAAAATTCATATCGAATTATACCAAATAATATCGGAATTGAAAACTTAATAAACATTAATTACAGTTATGGTTTCTATGTAATTACCACATCTTCAGGAAATTTATATTATTCATTTGATTTAAGTAATTGGATTTATAGATCAACATCGCAATTAAACTTTATTAATGATTTAATATTTGTCGATAATGTTGGTGTTGACGGTAGATATGTTGCTATAGGATCTGGAGCTACTGCAATATATGCAGAACCAGTTTATAATAGAGCTACTGCGATTTCTAGTATAACTTCTGGAAGTATTAGTTCTATAGAAATAATAAACCCTGGATTTGGATATGATTTTAATAATCCTCCTCCAGTAATAGTGGAGCCGGATAGTTTTGATACTGAAGTTATTAGATCATTTAAAGTTACTGGAGACCATGGAATAATTATTGGTGTCACTACTTATATTACAGGAACTCCTGGTATTGGAACAACCTCTCCAAAAATTTCATTTACATTACAATCTGAACAATATGATAACAGCACTTTGGGAATTGGATACTCTGCATTAAACAATTTTGGAATTCTTAATAGTCAGTTGTCTAAAGGAGATTATTTTGTTATTACTGATAGCAATGTTGAAACCGGTGGGGATTTGGTAGGAATCACAACACTTCTTGGCGGAATGAGTAATTATCCAAATTCCAAGATTGGCACAGCTAAATCTTTTATTGATGGAGTTTACATTGTGGAAGATATAACACCACCTTCTCTTGGTATTGTCACTGTTACTTGTAATTTTGCTCCTATGGTGGATAATTATGTTAAAGTATATTCTAAGGGATCTAATAATAATGGAATAGGTACAAATGGTTATTATGGTAGATATAGTTGGGCTAAAATTTACGATTATCAGAATAGAATTTTAGGTAATCCAAAATCTTTCGAAGTTTTTAATGACAATGGAATCTCTGGTATTTCATCTTCTCCCAAAATTATGAGAACCAGAAGTATAATAAGTAAGTAAAATGTAACTAAATAAAAAAAAGTATGTTCTAAAATGCCCGCCATAATATCAGATCAATTTAGAATTCTAAATGCAGATAACTTTATAAAAAGTGTTTCTGGTGTAGGTGACACATCAAATAAATATTATACTTTTATAGGATTACCTAACTGCACAAATCCAGCTTCTGGCGGATCGCCTACGTGGATTTCTAATACCCCTTCTCCACTAGATGGTTTTAAAGAAGAAAGTCAAGTTAAAGAAAGTATTATATCTTTAAAACAGATAACAAGTCAGGATGTAAGAAGACTTGTAAGAAAAGTGAATTGGGTTGCCGGAAATACTTATGAAATGTATAGACATGATTATAATGTATATAACGTTACCTCAGTTACTAGTCAAACAAGTTTATATGAATCAAATTTTTATGTAATAAATGAGGATCTGAGAGTTTATATTTGTTTACAGAATGGAACAGATCCGGAAAATCCTAAAGGAAGACCATCTTTTGATCAACCTACTTTTATTGATTTAGAACCCAGGGCTGCAGGAGCCAGCGGAGATGGATATATTTGGAAATATTTGTACACAATTAAACCTTCGGAAATTGTCAAATTTGATTCTATAGAATTTATTCCAGTACCAGAAGATTGGGGAAATACAGGAGAATCTATATCTACAAAAAATAATGCTATTGATGGTAAAATAGAAGTAGTAATCATAAATGATAGGGGTTCCAACTATCAACCAATTTCAACATCATTTTCAAATGTTCCGATATTGGGTGATGGATCTGGAGGTAAAGCCACAATTACGATCGATTCTTTCGGTAAAGTATCTGAGGTATTTGTTACTGATGGCGGAAAGGATTATACTTATGGGACAATTGAGTTTTATCCTGGAGCACCAGGATCGGAAGTAACTGGTCCATTGCGCCAATTGAGTAATACTGGAATAGGTACTACTTCTATAGCCTCTTTTAATGTTATTATTCCACCTAAAGGAGGTCATGGATATGACATTTATAGAGAGTTGGGTGCATATCGAGTTTTATTATACTCCAGATATGAAACCTTAGAGAGTAATCCAGATATTATTCTTGGAAATGATTTTGCAAGAATAGGTGTAATTAAAAATCCAACGATAGTTGGAAGTAATATACAACAATTAGATTCATCTTTGGTTAGTGGATTAAATGCGCTTAAATTATCTGGGGTGACTACTAATACTACATATGCAATTGATTCTGTTATAAAACAAACAGTAGGTTTAGGATCAACTGCTATTGGATTTGTAGCTTCATGGGATCCTATAACTGGAGTTTTGAAGTATTATCAACCAACAGGACTAGCTTCAAGTGAAACGGGATTTAAAATTATTCCATTTACTTCTAATCCGGATGTTGGATATGGATTGACTATCAATTGCTCTTCAATAATTGGACCAACATTATCAATTAATTCAAGTTTTAGTGGTATAACTACTACAATAAATAATAGAATATATCAGTTAGGACAAGAGTTTATAGCCGGTATTTCCTCTGCTGAATATAATAAAAAATCTGGTGATATTATTTACTTGGATAACCGTCAACCAATTCCAAGGTCTGTTAATCAAAAAGAAGACATCAAAATTGTATTGGAGTTCTAATAAACATGTCACAGAATACTAATTTAAATACATCTCCATATTTTGATGATTTTGATCCTCAGAAAAATTATCAAAGGGTTTTATTTAAACCCGGAACTCCAATTCAAGCCAGAGAATTAACCACACTCCAATCTATTTTACAAAATCAAGTTGAAAAATTTGGCAAACATTTTTTCAAAGAAGGGTCTGTAGTAATTCCTGGAAATATTGCATATGACTCAGAATATACTTGTGTCCAGATTGATCCTACACATTTAAGTATTCCTGTAATTGTTTATTTACCATATTTGGTTGGGAAAAGAATAAGAGGTGAAACTAGTGGAGTAGATGCTAAAATTGAAAATTATATTACCAGTGAGGAGTCGGAAAATAATACTTATACGTTGTATATAAAGTATCAAAGTTCTAGTGAAACGGATTTCACAAGTACTACTTTTGTTGATGGAGAAAATCTTATTGTTTTGGAAAATATTGATTATGGGTTAGGGGTTATAAGATCCGAATCTTCATTTGCAACTACCATTATATCAAATTCTACTGCTATAGGGTCCGCAGTAAAAATAGGTGAAGGCGTTTACTTTATAAGAGGATTTTTTGTAGATGTTTTTCCACAAACAGTAATTTTAGATCAATATTCAAATCTTCCTTCTTATAGAATAGGACTATCTATTTTTGAGGACATAGCTGTTCCATCTCAAGCTAATCCTGATTTGTTCGATAATGCTAGAGGATTTTCAAACTTTGCTGCTCCAGGAGCAGATAGACTTAGAATAGTTTCAACTTTAATAAAAAAATCTTTAGATGATTTCAATGATGAAAATTTTGTAGAGTTATTAAGAGTTGAAAATGGGATTATTAAAAAAATTAATAGGAAAGAAAATATTTCTTCATTAATAGAAGATGAATTAGCTAGAAGAACTAATGACGAATCTGGTGATTATTATGTAAACCCATTTAAAGTTGTTGCTAAAGAATCATTAAATAATAAAATAGGAAATAATGGTCTATATAATCCAAACCAACTTACAAAACAAGGAAATATTCCTTCGGATGATCTCCTAACCCTACAAATTTCTCCTGGAAAAGCATACGTCAAGGGTTATGAAGTAGAAACTTTATTGACAATAAATGCAGATCTAGAAAAACCAAGAACTACAGAAACCGTTAAAAATATAACCGTTCCATTTAGTTTGGGTAATCAGATAGAAATTAATAATGTGTATGGAACTATTCCTGTTGGATTCAATTCGACTAGTACAATAACCTTATATTCACAAAGAACTCAAACACCAGGCGTTGTCTCAGGAATCCCAATAGGAGTAGGTAGAGTTTATGATTTAAAATTAAAAAGTTCCGAATATGTAAATTCTTCTACAATATTTGAGACATCATTATATGATTTACAAACTTATACATACTTGACATTAAATACTACTATAAGTTTATCTAAACCATCATTTGTTCAAGGCAAGAATAGTTCAGCCTCTGGATATTTAGTATCAAGTGTTACAAATAGTAATCAAGTAATTCTATACCAAGTTTCTGGTAATTTTGTTGTTGGAGAACAGTTGAAAGTTGATGGTCAAGATATATCAAGAACAATCGTCAGTGTTAGAGATTATGATTTATCTGATATAAAACAATTAGTTGGATATGTCGGAGCCACCGTATCTTTTACTGCGGATACTGTAATATCTGTGGGAATTCCTCTTGCTCCGCAAGGCACTAGTTTTACTATTTCTGCTGGTTCTGGTGGAATAAGTACAGTAACATCATCATCATCCACTTTTGGTGTAGGGATTAATACTGGAGATATTTTTGTTTATACAAAATCTGGCCAGACATTGCCTACTTATAACAGAGTAACTTCTGTTAGCACTTCATTAAAATCAATATCCATTCAAGCAACTACAAATGTTACAGGGGTTAGTAGTGGAGCTCTACCTACCAGTACATTAGTTTCGAATGATTTATTAAAAGGAGTCTCCGCATTAACTAATAATAAACAATCATTTTTGTTCACCGAACTGCAAAATACAAATGTTGAGAGTGTTGATGTATCTGAAGGTGAAATAGTTTATAGAAAATCTTATCCAGTAACTGTTTCATCTAACGGACTGACAGCAACTTTAGAAACTGACACTAATATTACTCTAGAGCCCTTCGATGAAGAAGATTATTCACTAGTGTTTAGTGATGGTACTATTGAAAAATTGACTTCTAATCAGTTCAGTATTACTTCCGGAAGAACTCTAACGTTGGTAAACTTAAGTAAAAATGGTTCTGCTACATTAAGTGTTACTTTAAGAAAGAGGAAATTAAAGTCTAGAAAGAAAATTTATAATAGATGTGCCATTCTTGACGTTAGAAATTCTAGCAGTCGTTCATCCGGAATAGGCAGTACTACACTTAATGATGGCCTAACATATAACCCATATTATGGAACTAGAGTACAAGATGATAAGATATCACTGAATGTTCCAGATGTAATTTATGTTTCAGGAATCTTCGAATCTTCAAATTCTCAAGATGCGGAATTACCAAAACTGGAAGTCGTTAATTTAAACGCTAATATTTTAAATGGCATTAAAGGTGAAATAATTTATGGGGAAAGAAGTAATGCAATGGCATTATTTGTTTCCACTAACGGAACAAATCAATTGGAATTTGTATATATTAATGAAAATGCTTTTATCAAGGGAGAAAAAATTATTTTCAGTGAGTCAAACGTCACTGCGGAAATAGATTCCATCATAGAGGGAGATAGAAATATTGTATCGGACTTTATATTTGATAGTGGACAAACTTTAGAGATTGCAGATTATTCATCATTAAAGAGAAAATCTGGAGTAACACCGCCAACAAAAAGGTTGAAAATAGTATATAATTATTACTACATAGACGCAAATGATGATGGAGATTTTGTGACGGTAGATTCTTATGAACGTCAAAGATATTCCAGTGAAATGCCGGATATACCATTTCATAGAGCAAGTGATATACTTGATTTTAGACCAAGAGTTACTCCTTACAATAGTGTAATAACACCATATTCTCCATTTGAATTTGATTCCAGAAAGCTCGCATCTTCTACAAATTCGTCGCCGTATAATTTTGTTAAGGATCGCAATTTACTTTTATCATATTCGTATTACGTTGGAAGAGTTGATAGGTTATACTTAAACAAGTATGGAGAATTTTTTGTTTCAAAAGGAGTTCCTTCATTAAATCCAATTTCACCAAATACTATTGAAAATGCTTTAGAAATAGCTTTAATTAAAATGAAACCATACGTTTATACTCCTGAAGATGTGACTGTAGAAATATCTTCACATAAACGTTATAGAATGCAAGATATTTCCAAACTCGAAGATAGAATACGAAATATTGAGTATTATACATCTTTATCTCTTTTAGAAACTGATACTAAAAATTTAACCCTTAGAGATTCTCAAACACAATTGGATAGATTTAAGTGTGGTTTCCTTGTAGATAATTTCAAATCTGTAAATTCGGGATCTTTGGGTAATCCCCAACATAAATGTAGTATAGACACCACTGAAGGATTACTTAGACCTCAACATTATACAACATCTTTCGATCTTCTTTTAGGTTCAGAATCAGTAATAGGAACATCTAATATTTCAAATCCTGATGCGGATTTAAGATTTGTAAAAGATTTGGGCAATCCAAATATTGTTAAAGTTGGAGACATTGTTTGTTTGAAATATGACGAACAAGTATACCTCAAAAACAATTTTGCAACTAGATCTGAAAATGTCAATCCCTTTAATGTTGTTAATTGGATTGGAACTATTGAAATGAACCCTGCAACAGATACATGGGTTGAAACAAGAGGAACTACGAGAACAATAGAACAAGAGGGAAATTATTCGGCTGCAATACAACAATTTGGCGCTGACACCAATACTGGATTAACTCCTATAGATTGGGGTGGTTGGGAAACTACTTGGACAGGAGTACAAGAAATTGGTAGACAAAATTTATTCAGTAATACACAAACTGTTCAAACCGGATCTAATAGTTTCTGGAGTGGAAATGCAATAATAACAGATACCAGCTTTAGAGACACAACGGTAACTTTCCAAAACGTTACCACTTTAACTACTACAAATGAATCTAGACAAGGGATTCAGTATAAAATTGGTGAAAAATTTGATACTGTCAATTTAGGAACATCTGTAATATCTACAGATATTATTCATACAATGAGATCTAGAAATATTGAATTTGTAGCAAGAAGATTGAAACCACAAACATTAATGTATGCATTTTTTGATAATGTTGACATGAATAAGTACGTTGTACCAAAACTTATTGAAGTACAAGTAGAAAGTGGTAGTTTTACTATTGGAGAAACTGTTATTGGTACATTGGGAACAACTTCTATTAAATTTAGATTAGCAACTCCAAATCATAAGTATGGGCCATACAATAATCCGGAACAAGTGTTTGTTGAAAATCCATACATACCTTCTCAATTTATACCTTCTTCATATTCAACAACTTCTACTATATTAAATGTTGATACAGCTTCTTTAGAACTGCAATCTGAATCAGGATTTTATGGACATATTGTTAAAGATATGAAATTGGTTGGCCAAACTTCTAAAGCTATAGCAAATATAACAAATGTGAGATTGATTACGGATATTAGTGGAACTTTGATTGGATCGTTATTTATTCCCGACTCTAGGTTAAAATCAACCCCATCATTCGAAACTGGGACAAAGACTTTTACTCTTACAACCAGTCAAACTAATACAACAATCGCTGGATCTAGTGACAGTAGTGCTGATGCACGATTTGCATCTTCTGGAACTCTTAATAATACTGAAGATGTTACTCTAAGAACAAGAAATTCTACTATTGAGAGAGTTAGTAGAACGGAAACTAGAAGTTCAACCACTAGAGATACTACATTAATAGGAGGAACTTCTTTCATAGACAGGAGTGTTCGTACAGTAACACAGGTAAGATGGTCAGATCCTCTTGCACAGTCTTTTGAAGTTCCTGAGGAAAATGGTGTTTTCATCACAAAATGTGATATATTTTTCAGAACAAAAGATACCAACAATTTGCCAGTTACTTTACAAATAAGAACTATGCAAACTGGTCTTCCAACAACAACTATTGTTCCTTTTGGTGAAGTTGTTTTGGATCCAAGTCAGGTAACTATATCTGAAGATGCCAAAAGTGCAACAACGTTTACATTTTCCTCTCCAGTTTATCTAGAAAGTGGTAGAGATTATTGCGTGGTACTACTTTCAGCATCAAATGAATATACGGTGTGGATTTCAAGAATGGGTGAGGAAGATATAACTACATTACAGTTGCCAGAATCTCAAAAAATTGTTGTATCACAACAACCTTTATTGGGGTCATTATTTAAATCCCAAAATGGAGCAACTTGGGATCCAAGTCAATTAGAAGATTTAAAGTTAGTTCTTTATAATGCAAAGTTTGTTACTACTCCATCCACTGTAAGATTCTACAATCCAAAATTAGATATTGGAAATAATCAAATTGTAACTTTGAGACCAAATCCATTAGACTGCATCTCTAAATCAACTTTAATTGGATTAGGAAAAAGTTTAACTTCAACTGAAGTTACAAATTTAACATCAGGAACACCAATACTACAAAATAATAATATAACATTTAGATCAAATTTAGATAGAATAGTGGGTTCAGTTGGAATAGGAAGTACATTAATAGTAACTTCAACAGGAATTGGATTTACATCTTCGTTTAAAACTTACTCCAATGTAGATTTAATTTCTTTAACTGGTTTTGGTTTTGGTGCAAAAGTTAATTTAAGTGTACAAAATGGAGTTGCTATTGCGGCTACAGTTTCTGTAGGTGGAACAGGATATGCTTATGGGGACTCTTTAGAAGTTAATTATTCTCAAACTGATGGTCTCGGTGATAATTTAATTCTTACGATTCCAAACAACGTAGGAATAATCTCTGCTTTCAATTCATTAATTGTAAATAAAGTACAAGGAACCATCAACAAAAACGTTACTGATACTTTATATTATGTTGGTTCTGCAGGAACTTCTCCTCTCTCTGGGGCATTTGTAAACACTATAAATGATTTATCGGATGGCTTACATTTTAAAGTTAGTCATAACAATCATGGAATGTATTCTGCAGTTGATAAAGTAACGTTATCTGGTTTAGAATCCGATCAAAAACCAGAAAGTTTAAAAAATTCATACAATTCAACTTCCACTGATAATATTGTTGTAAGTTCTGTTGGAGTATTTACAAGTTTTGAAAATGTTCCCGTTTCTTCAGTAAATCCGGGGTATATTTTAATCAATAGTGAAGTCATAAGATATACTGGAGTTGTCACATCAACTAGTAGTTTGACTGGGATAACTAGAAATATCGATGATACAGTTTCATCATCATATAATATTGACTCTTCTGTATTTAAATATGAGTTAAATGGAGTCTCACTGAGAAGAATAAATAAAACTCACAATTTATCAGATACTGATCTGCAAAATTATCCCACAGATTTAGACCATTATTATATTAAAGTTGGAATGAGTAGTAGAGGTATTGATAGGACTCCTGGAAATGTTTTAGGACTTCCTGCTTTATATTTTAATGATAATAAATCATGTGGATCCTATGATACAGTTCCATTGATGTCATCTCCAAAAGGACCAAAAGCATCACAAAACATTCCTTTTAATTTTATCAGACCAAATATTGAAACATTATTGCCACAAAGAACATCTATATCGGCAAAAGTAAGAACATTTAGTGGATCTACACCAGATAGTGATTTGATACCATTCTTGGATCAAGGATTTTCTGAGATATCTTTAAATTCAAATAATCAATTCAATACTCCAAGGATTATTTGTTCTGGAATAAATGAAGAGACATTTTTATCAAATTTCCCCGGTAAAAAATCATTTACTATGGAACTAACTTTAAGTACTAAAGATGAAAATGTTTCTCCAATGATTGATTTGGATAGGATAAATGTAATTACTATTGCTAACAGAATTAATTCCAAAATTACAAATTATGCTACAGATTTCAGAGTTAATTCTTTATCGGATGATCCTTCAGCAGCGACTTATTTGAGTAATATAGTTATTTTGGATAAACCTTCAGATAACTTAAAAGTATTCTTTGATGCTTTCAAACATTCGACAAATGATATTAGAGTATGTTATCGAATTTTTAGATCAGATTCCCCAACATCATCTCAACTTTGGCAATTATTCCCTGGATATGATAATTTGGACTCAAATGGACAAGTTATTAATCCTTCCAATAATAATGGAAGACCCGATAAAATGGTTGCAAATTCAACTTCTGAAAATAATTTCAATCAGTATGAGTTTACTGCTTCGAATTTGCCCCAATTTAATGGATTCCAAATAAAAATCATTATGTCAGGTACTAATTCATCATTTGTACCAAAGATTAAGGATTTTAGAGCAATTGCAAGCATCTAAAAGTATGTTAATACCAGTAGAAGGAAATCGTAGTTTGTTTAGAGATGAACAGTCTGGAGCAATTTTAAATTGTTCCGATTCTGATTATATAAAATATTTGGAATTAAAAAATTCAAAAATACAAGAAGTTAATAAACTAAACAAAATAGATTCAAAAATTGATGAGATAGATCAATTAAAGTCCGATGTGAATGAAATAAAAGATATGATGAAATTAATTATGTCTAAATTAGACTCTTTATCATAAATACTTAAAACGGATTCTAATAATGGCGGCAAGGAACGTAAACTTAGTTCTTGAACAAGGGGTTGACTTTCAAGCCACCTTTACGATCAGGAATACTACTAACTCACCATTAAATTTAACTGGATATACGGGTATTTCTTGTATTAGAAAACACCCAACGTCTTCAGTTTCTTATCCACTAACTTTAAGTTTTCCGGATAGAATTAATGGAAAAATTACGGTCTCTATGGGTTATACTGCAACTGACTCAATTGAAAGTGGTCGTTATGTTTACGATGTTATTCTTATTTCTCCTAATTCTTACAGAACCCGAGCTGTTCAAGGAAATGTTTTGGTAACTCCAGGAGTATCATAATGTCCGAGTACTTAGTAACACTGGATGAACCGGGTCCATATAGAATTGGAGTTGATTATGAAATCCCAACCAAATCAATTCAATATGGAAATATTATTCTTGATAACATAAATTCACAATTTACAGGAACAGCACATACTTTTGGATTAACTTCATCCGCAACTGCATACGTTCCTATTAATGATCAACAATTAATTGTTGTTAAAAATCATTTGGTAATGTCTCCAGTTGAAGATTATACCACATCAACAAGTAATATTATTTTCACAGTAGCTCCTAATCCTGGAGATGAAGTTTTTATTATTGCTCTTGCGACAACGGCAGATTTAACTAGGACAATTAATTATATTGTTGATAGTGGTTCTATCAACATGTTACCTGGAAATAAAGGCTCCATAACTTTAGATGTAAGTGGTATATTGGATTCTTTGGTAATTTTATCAGATCAACAAGGTGATTTAACAATAGATATAAAAAAATCAAATTATTCAACATTTCCAACTTTTACTTCAATAGTTGGTGGAGTTTATCCACAAATGTCTAATGATAGGAAAGTCCGTGATGATGACTTGACCAATTGGACAAAAAATATAGTAGCCGGCGATATTTTATCGTTTGATGTTATCGCAGTGAATAATATCAATAGATTTTTGATCTCTTTAAAATTAAAATTATAAATAGAGATATCAAGAAACATTATAGTTTGTACGGAGTTGTTTAAATGGCACTATTAGTTCCAAACATTGGAGAACTTGAGTCCCTTCGATATTTGATTGCTCAAAATAATTTTACTGCAAGTTTAGCCGATCAGTCTCCAAGAAATTTAGTTTTAAAACTTTTTTCAAGTAACACGGCTCCTTCAGAAACTGATGTTCCTTCACAATTAGCATACTATGAACCGTATGATGCTTCTGGGTCTGTTGGATATGGATCAACTCCTTCTACTGGATATCCTTTTTGCGTAAACAATAGATCAGATCAAAATTATACTTCACAGACCGGTATTTTATTAAATGGATCTCGTTGGAGAATAAATCAAGTAGGTTCAGGCACAACTGCTACATATCCCGAACAAACTTTTACCTTTTCGTCAGAAGCTGGAGATATTTTTGGATATTATGTAACCAGGGCAAATAACATGCCTGTTACAGTTCAAGGCGTGAATCATTATGCTTCTGTTGGTATTGGTACTACAGTTACTAAAGGAAGTAATAGCGATCCAGTGATTGGAATCGTCGGTAATTTTTACATTACAATTGATTCTGATTTAACTGTAGATGATTTGACTCTAGGAATGGTTGTTGGTGGAAACGCAGGAATTCAAACGGGAACTAAAGTCATAGGTATTGATAGGGCGTTAAAAGTTGTTTATTTAGATAAAGCATTAATAGAAAATATTCAAGTTGCTACTGATCCTAGTGTAGAGTTTAATTTTGGAAAAATTCGAGCAGTTAATCATCAATTAATACCTGGTGATATTCTTTATGTTGCCGCTGGAACTGGTAATACTACTTTATCCTCTGGAACATATACGGTGTTTGCTGTTCCTAATGGTGATGAATTTTATACTACCCCTGCTTTGAACCCAACTCTTAATAATCCTGTTGGATTGGGTAGTGCAACTCTTTATAGTTCCATTATGTATGCAGAAAGATTTACAAATGGACCATACACTGTAAGTAATCCGGGTGACCAAATTAAAATTACTCTTAATGTTGCTCTTGAGTAATAAATTAAAATACAATTTAAATATTAATAATTTCGGTGGAGGATCGCTTTTTTATGGCATCCTCCTATTTTTTTCTAAAATAGTTGTTACAAATTAGTATCAATGAACTATACATTTGACAGTATTAAAGGTAAGTTAAGACTTGGTGTTATTGTTGGGCCAAATACTAACACCTTTGCGTCAAAAACTATAACCTTTAATATTGATGAAGATATAATAACTTTTGGTAGACAGATATTAGTAGATAGGTCAAAAGCTCTAACTGACTACACACCTTCTTATCCTGGCAAACCAACTCTTTTTAGTTTTTCTGGTCAAAGTAATGTAGAAGTTCCAAGAAGTTATCCTGGAATTGGAACTATATTTATAGATATTTTTTCAAGGAATTACGATTTTAAATATAAAGGCAAAGGGTTAATTAGTCTTAATGATGATAAAAAATTAACAAACACCCAAGGATTTAGATCCCCATATAACGCATCGGGTGCATTTGTTGTTTCAGGAATCGGTGGACCGGCTTTTGTACCTACTCCATATATTGCCACTGGATCATTGAATGTTTATGGAGATTCTTTAAATAGAAAAATTTCTGTTTATGGTTACTATGGTGATTCTGGAGAATTTTCAACTTCTGGATCAATTGAAATTTCTCAACAAACACTTACAACTAAAGAAAGTCAAAGTAAGTCTTATTCCGGTTCGGGTATATTATTCTCTGTAGTAACTAGTGTTTCGAAAAAATCTTATGCATATAATGGTGATGGAAATATTTCTATATCCGGAACATCTTCAGAATCCACTTCAGTAGATTCCAGAAGTAATACACAGTTATTTACTTTCTCAAATTCCAGTCTGAATAATTTTAGTAGGCAGACTGTAACGAATACATCAATTTATAGTATTTCTGGATATTCTTCAGTTGAAGTTGGTTATGTTAATGTAAGTCTTGCTCAAATTTTAATAAATGGATCGTCTACAAGTACTTATGCACGTAACAATGTTTCCACGGTTCTATTTAAGTTTACAAGACATGATGTAGATAATACATATGACACTTGCGATAACGAAGAAATTAAATGTGATGATCAATACTCAGCTATATCTAAAGTTAGTTTTAATCCTTCACAGAGAGTTGCACTATTTGCGTTTGATGGTACATCTAATACTCAAATTAATTCCACATATTCTTATGATGCATTTGGCAATCACCAATTATCGGGATCTTATAGTGGATTAAAATTCGGTTATTCAAGTGTTGGAAATGGAACACTATCTTCTCTAACATCTTATAATGGAGTTAATACCAAAGATTATGTTGGAAAGGTTGCTACATTAAACATTTTAGGTTCATCACAGTCATCAATTACAAAATTACCACCTTCTTCTGGTATTTTATATACTATATCCGGTTATAGTCCATCAAAAATTGAATTTGAGTATTCGTTTAATCAAAATGGATTAATTAATATAGAAGGTCATGGAAACACTAGAAAATTATCAGTTTACTCCAATGTTGGTTTTGTAGATTTTAATTTATATGGAGAATTAAATCATCCTAATGTCAGATTCTTACCGTCTACTATTACAGGAGGATTTATTAATATTTCTGGACATTCTGAAGAGTCCATTACTAGAGTATATACAGAAACTTTTGGTACGTTGTTTAGTATTTGTTTTGGTTTGGAATCGTTTTCAAAATCTTCTTATGTTGGAATTGGATCAATTTATGTTCAGGAAATAAGTTCTCCAACTATTAATAATCCATATCAAATTCCAAGAACGTATGTTTCTATTATTTAATTAATAAATATCTCTAGAAGACTAGGGGTATTTTTTTATGGCGCAGCCATCTAGTAGAGCGGAGTTGAAAGAATACTGTCTCAAACAATTAGGAAAACCGGTTTTAGAAATAAATGTAGATGATGATCAAATTGATAATTTAATTGATGATGCAATTCAATACTATCATGAACGTCACTATGATGGTATTGATCGTGTGTTTTTAAAGCACAAACTTACTCCAGCAACTAAAGGAACTCTTTCGCAATCTGGTCCTATAGGTACTTCCACAACTTCTGGAGCTGTTGTTGGAGCCGGATTAACCTCTCTTACTTACGTCGAAGGGGTGAATTACCTTCCACTTCCAGATTCAATTATTGGCGTTAATAATATTCTTAAAATAAACTCAAGTACGGTCTCTGATGGACTTTTTAACATTAAATATCAATTATTTTTGAACGATGTTTATTATTATGGTGCATTAGATCTTTTAAATTATGCAATGGTTAAAAGGTATCTTGAAGATTTGGATTTTCTTTTAAATCCCCATGCACAGATCCGTTTTAATAAGAAAAATCATAAACTATATCTTGATATTGATTGGTCGGAAGTTGGTGAAAATGAGTATGTAATCATTGACTGTTATAGAATTGTCGATCCTTCAGACGCACCAAAACTTTATAATGATTGGTGGTTGAAAAAATATTTGACAGCTTTAATTAAAAAACAGTGGGGTCAAAATATGATTAAATTTAATGGGGTTCTTCTCCCAGGTGGAGTTCAACTTAATGGTAGACAAATATATGATGATGGAGTTGCAGAAATAGAAAAATTGGAACAACAGTTGAAGGATGAATATGAATTACCACCACTCGATCTTATAGGTTGATATGTCACCACTCAATTCTTACTTTTTACAAGGATCTCCGAGTGAGCAAAGACTCATTCAAGATTTAATTAATGAACAACTTAAAATGTATGGACAAGATATTCTATACATGCCCAGAAGAATTATTGGTGAAAATACGGTTATTAAAGAAGTAGTAGCATCAAAATTTGATGATAGTTTTCGCATTGAGGCTTATCTAATGAATTTTGATGGGTTTGGTGGGAATGGAGATTTATTGAGTAAATTTGGAGTAAGAAGTAATGATGAAATAAATCTTATAATTTCAAAAGAAAGATATGATGATTTTATTTCTCCACTATTAAAACTATGGCCAAAAGATGAAAGAAAGATTGCATATAGGCCACAAGAGGGTGATTTGATATGGTTTCCATTGGATGAATCTTTATTTGAAATTAAATATGTTGAAGGCAAAAAACCTTTTTATCAACTTAATAACTTATATGTCTATGAATTAAGATGTGAAAGATTTGAGTATGAGGATGAAATTATCGATGTTCCAGAAATTGATTCTGCAGGAATAGAGATAAATGAGTCTATTAAAGATCTTGGAAATATATACACCATTCAAATGGTGGGAACCAGTGCAACTACGGCTGTAGCAACAGTTGGATTTGCAACAACTAATCCTAACTCTAAATCTGTTCAGTATATTGATCTAATTAATGATGGATTTGGATATACTTTTGCTCCTACAGTTTCTATATCTACCGCACCAACTGGTGGACAGACTGCAACCGCAGTTGCAATTATGACAAGTAGATCTCCAAATCAAAAACTTGCAATTGATAGAATTCTCATTACAAATCCAGGATTTGGGTATACTGAACCACCAATTATAAGTATTTCTGGAGGTGGTGGAAGTGGTGGAATTGCTACTGCAGTCATAAACACGAGAGTTCTTGGAATAATTGGAATTTCTTCTGGTGGAGTTGGATATACTACAACTCCACAAGTCATAATTGATAGAACCTTTATTCCTACAAGTACAGGCATTTCTTCTAACATCAGAAATGCACAAGCTGAGGCACTTCTTAATTCTCGTGGAGAAGTGGTTTCAGTTCGATACTCTAATGCTGGAGCTGGATATACAACTATACCATCAATATCTTTTACGGATCCTACTGCAATTACATTTGGAGATTATGACTACAATGAAGTTGTCACCGGATCCAAAACCGGTACTACGGGATATGTTAGAAGTTGGGATTCCTTAAATAGGATTCTTAAAGTTTCTATTGTTGATGGCAATTTTGCTAAAGGTGAAGCTATAATAGGTGTTGGTGCAAGTTATAAAATATCAACTGTCCAAACAAATGATTTTCTAGATGCGTATGCTGAAAATATAGAAATTGAAATTGCTGCCGACAATATTCTAGATTTTAGTCAAAAGAATCCATTTGGTGAATACTAAATAATTATTACTCTACAGTTAGTTATAATGATCTCAAATTATTTTTACCATGAAATATTGAGAAAGACTATAGTTGCTTTCGGGACACTTTTTAATAATATTCAAATTAAACATAAAGATAATGCAGGTGATGATTTTAGTATTATTACAGTACCTATTGCATATGGTCCTGTTCAAAAGTTTTTAGCTAGAATTGAACAAGTTCCAGACTTAAAAAAGAGAGTGGCAATTACTCTTCCCAGAATGTCCTTTGAGATGACCGGAATTTCTTATGATGCTGCTAGAAAATCTTCTACCATGCAAACTTTTAAAGCGTTAGATAAGTCAAATAACGAATTGACAAAAGTTTATATGCCTGTCCCATATAATGTGAATTTCAGACTTTCGATAATGTCTAAATTGAATGAAGATGCTTTGCAAGTAGTGGAACAGATATTGCCTTACTTTCAACCACATTTTAATCTGACTGTAGATTTAGTATCAGACATTGGAGAGAAAAGAGATATTCCAATGATTCTTGAAAGAATTTCGATGGACGATCAATATGAAGGTGATTATACTACAAGAAGAGTTTTGGTTTATACTTTAGATTTTGTCGCTAAGACTTATCTCTTTGGTCCAGTTGGAACTCCAAATGAGGCTCTAATCAAACAAGTTCAAGTTGATTATTATACCAATACAAATAGAGTCAATGCTTCTAGACAGTTAAGGTATATGGCAAAAGTTAGAGCATTACAAGATTATAATAATGATGAAATTACACAAATTGCAGAGGATATTTCTGCAGAAGTGACAGAATTTGATGTTGTTGATGGATCAGTTTTAGTAGAAAAATCATATATTATGATTGATTCTGAGTCTATGTACATTCGAAAAATTAGTGGTAATACTCTACTAGTAAATAGAGGTCAAGATAATACTAGTATTGTTACGCATGTTGCTGGAACAGGACTCAATGTAATTGATGATTCGGATGATGAATTAATCAATCTCGATGATGATTTTGGATTTAGTGAGTCCCGTTATGATTTTGCAGATGGAAAAATTTATAGTACCACCAAAGGAATTGATGTATGAGTTTTGAAGATATCGATAAGGCTTTAGATATTGAAACAACTCTGATTCAATCGGAGATTGTTAAGGCTGAACCCACTGCAATAAAGAACCCTACAGACTCTTCAGATCAACTTCAAAAAGATTATGAGTATTCTAGAGGTCAACTCTATTCAATTATTGAAAAAGGTCAAGAAGCGATTAATGGTATTCTAGAACTCGCACAAGAATCTGATTCTCCAAGAGCATATGAAGTTGCTGGACAATTAATTAAAAACGTTGGAGATGTTACTGATAAACTCATAGATCTTCAAAAGAAGATGAAAGATATTAATCAGGAACAAAAAGGATCCATACCAACAAACGTTACAAATAATGCGGTATTCTTAGGATCTACTGCAGAACTTCAAAAGTTTTTAAAGAGTTCAGTGAATCAGAATCAATCTAAATAAAAATAGGAAACTTATAAAAATAAATGGATAAACTCACATTTAAAGAGTGGTCTATTCTTGCAGATCTAGAAGTTATTACACCTCTTGGGGAAGACTTTGAGTTTTCCATGGCTCGTGGAGAACTTAAAACTGCACAGGCTGCTATCACCAGATTAATGACTAAACTTAAAGGTGAAGGCGATTTAGAAGCTTGGGTTCAATCAAAAATTACAAAGGCTGCAGAGTATCTTGATACGGTAGCTGATCATCTTTCTCACGGAGAAGATGATACTGAAAGAAAGAAAGAAGTCAAAGAAGGATTCAAAGGTCATAAGTCAGTAGAAGAAATCGCAAAAAAGCATAAAGTATCCCCATCAACCATCCAAAAACAACTTGAGATGGGGATAAAAGTTGAACATGAACATACTACAGATAATAATGAAGCAATGGATATTGCATTGCAACATCTAGATGAAATTCCTAATTACTACTCCAAACTCAAAAAGATGGAAAAAGTAAAGGAAGAGTGGACAGAACTTCACGATGCAAATGGCAATACTTTTGCACACGTTGTTGATATTATTAAGGGTAGTGATTATAAATTTAAGAGCTTTAGTGAACCAGTATTTGAGAAATGTTGGGATGGATATAAACAACTTGGAATGAAGAAGAAGGGGAAGAAAGTAGTTCCTAATTGTGTGAAGGAGGATTTTATTAATGAAAACAAGAGTGGTGATTATTCTTTGCGTGACTGGTTTACTAAGAGTCGCGCTTCTGATGGCACCCCTGGTTGGGTTCAATTGGGTGGTAAATACTCGGGAAAACCCTGTGCAAAACAACCAGGACAAACAACCAAACCAAAGTGCGGTTCAAGTAAAATGAAAGCAGATCTTTCCGATAAGGAAGAGGAGAGTGCATTCCGTCGTAAGAATCAAGAAGACCCCAATCCCGATAGAAAGGGTAAGGCAAAGATGGTTGCGACTGAAGAAAAAGATGCATGTTATTCAAAGGTAAAGTCTCGTTATAAGGTTTGGCCATCTGCATATGCATCTGGTGCTCTCGTTAAGTGTCGTAAAGTGGGCGCAAAGAATTGGGGCAATAAGACCAAGAAGGAATCTTTTGAACTTCAGGAAATGGGGGAAGTTCAGAGATATTGCCCTAAGTGTAAAAAGAACGAAACAATGAAAGAGTGTAGATATGGTGAAGGTTATTGGAGAATGTTTTCACTTCCAGCTTCTCTAGCTCCAGATCCATATGATCCAAATGATATTCATCCAGCAAATGAGAATGTGAGTTTTGAAATTGGTTCTGGACATAGACAGGCACAAAGGCAAGCAAAAATCAGAAATCTTGCAACTGGTAATACTAATCCAAATGAAAAGAACGCCGCACTTAAAAAACTTTCTGGCCCCTCTTTACCTCTTGCAGATTCTGTAATTCAACCTGGACAATTAACAAACGAGGACTATCAACGGATACAATCTACTGGTAATGTTTATACTATACTCTTCTCTTGGAGAGGTAGACCAATGATGAATCTTCAACTCTTCTTCCCAAATATGAAGAGACCTTCTAAAGATGAAGTAAAAACGGAAATTGAGAAGTTCTATCCGGGTGCAGTTATACTGCAGTGGTATCCAAGTCCTACTGATCCATCCAAACCAATCGTAGTTATTCAAGGTAAATAAAATGAATATAGACCCTTCTAAAATTGTGCTTGAAGATATTAATAAAATGTTGATTTATGAACAACAATCAAGGGTTATAGATAAATTAGATAAAGAAGAAGCAATAGAGTTTGCAAAGGCTTATTTTAAACTTTATCTCAAACAACAGGAAGTAGTAGCGAATTTAGCGAAGTCGTAATTTATGAGTGATCAGGTATATCTTGGTAATCCCAATCTCAAAAAGGCTAATGTAGCCGTAGAATTTACACAGGAACAAATTCTTGAGTTTATCAAGTGCAAGAATGATCCTGTGTATTTTGCTAAAAATTATATTAAAATTGTTTCCCTTGATTATGGTGAAATACCGTTTAAGATGTATCCTTTTCAGGAAAAGTTGATCACCAACTTCCATGAAAATAGATTTAATATTTGTAGAATGCCTCGTCAGACGGGTAAATCTACTACTTGTGTTTCATATTTGTTACATTATGCTGTATTTAATGATAATGTTAATATAGCTATTCTAGCCAACAAAGCGTCTACTGCACAGGATTTACTTAGTAGGTTACAATTTGCATACGAGAAACTGCCGAAGTGGATGCAACAAGGTATTGTATCATGGAATAAACGATCTTTAGAACTGGAAAATGGTTCCAAAATTATCGCCGCATCTACTTCTGCATCTGCTGTCCGAGGCGGATCATATAATATCATCTTTTTGGACGAGTTCGCTTTCATACCGAATCACATTGCTGATGAATTCTTTGCCTCTGTTTATCCTACTATATCGTCTGGACAAAGCACAAAAGTTATCATAGTTTCTACCCCCAAGGGTATGAATCACTTTTACCGCATGTGGCATGACGCCGAAAGGGGTAGAAATGAATATATACCCACGGATGTACATTGGTCTGAAGTTCCAGGCAGAGACGATAAGTGGAAAGCCCAGACGATAGCCAACACTTCAAAAGAACAATTCCAACAAGAGTTTGAATGTGATTTCTTGGGATCTTCGGATACACTTGTATCTGCAGCAAAACTCAGATCTTTAGTGTATGAAGATCCAATTAAATCTAATGCAGGATTGGACATTTATGAGGAACCACAAAAAGATCACAATTATGTTTTAACTGTAGATGTAGCTCGTGGTGTAGAAAAAGATTACTCCGCATTCACTGTTTGTGATACAACGACATTTCCATATAGACTTGTAGCAAAATATAGAAACAATCAAATTAAACCGATGTTGTTTCCAAGTATCATAAAAGATCTTGCTGTTGCTTATAATAAAGCATATATTCTTGTAGAAGTAAATGATGTTGGAGAACAAGTAGGACAAATCCTCCACATGGACTTGGAGTACGATAATGTCTTAATGTGTACGATGAGAGGTCGAGCCGGACAATTAGTTGGGCAGGGATTTTCTGGAAAGAAATCTCAAATGGGAGTTAAAATGTCAAAGAATGTTAAAAAGATTGGATGTATGAATCTTAAGGCATTAATTGAATCCGATAAACTTCTTATAAAGGACTATGACACTATAAGTGAATTGACAACTTTTATTCAAAAGTCAAACTCCTTTGAAGCAGAAGATGGTTGTAATGATGATCTCGCAATGTGTTTAGTTATTTTTTCATGGTTGATTATGCAACCATATTTCAAAGAGATGACCGATAATGATGTTCGTAAAAGATTATATGAAGAACAAAAGAATCAAATTGAACAAGATATGGCACCATTCGGATTTATTACTGATGGACTGGAAGGTGGTGAGAGTTTTGTGGATGAAGATGGTAATAGATGGCATGTTGATGAATATGGAGATAGTCAATATATGTGGGACTATAGATAATGAATATAGAAGATCAGTTTGAATTAGAACATCTATTTCTCACTGAACGAAAATGTAGAGTTTGTGCAGAAATTAAAGATCTTATAGATGGATTTTATTTGACACGCAAAGGTAGGGGTGACATACCTTCAGCATATTCATACGAATGTAAAGAGTGTACAAAAAGAAGAATTATTAGTAATAGAAAACAAAAATCTACAAATTTGTACTGGCAATATCCAGATTGGTAATGTTCATTAGCGATTTCCCCAATATAAAGTTATCAAATAATAAATATTTGTAGTTAAGTTGAACTTCTTCAGAGGGGAAAGACATGTCGCTAAACTTAGTATCACCTGGAATAAAAGTTCGAGAGGTTGATCTTACTGTAGGTAGAATTGATGCAGTAAATGATCAAGTAGGGGCTTTTGCTGGTCCATTTGTAAAAGGTCCGGTAGGTGAACCAGTACTTATAGAAACTGAACAGGATTTATTGAACACTTTCGGTAAACCATCAAATTCAGATAGTCAATATGAATACTGGTTATCCGCTTCTTCATATCTTTCCTATGGAGGAACTTTAAGAGTAGTTAGAACGGATTCTGATAATTTAAAAAATGCAAATTATCCTGTATCCGCGCCTATTGACCTCAAAATCACTGGTCAAGAAGATTTTTCTAATAATCACTTCACTGATAACGATTGGATTTTTGCAGCTAAAAATCCTGGATCATGGGGCAATGGGTTAAAAGTTTGCGTTATCGATGCTCTTGCAGATCAAAGAATAGCGATTGGAACTTTTGGTATTTCTGCCGGATTTGCTATTACTTGTGGATTTTCAACTACTTATGCTACTCCTTCAGGAACAGTTGAGTTATTTTCTGGATATGTGAAGGGAATTGTTACTAAAGTAAACAGGGATAATATTGATGTCAAAATTGTAAGTTTGCACAATGAAGTAACGGGAGTTGCAACTGAAGTATCATACACATCTTCTGGATTAAATAAAATTCCAGATGGTGCAGGAAACTATTATCAAGTTTTCAATAGTGTTGGTACTGCGACATCACTAGAAAAGTATAGATTTAGAAATACAGCGACTATTGGCATAGGATCTACAACAATTACATATCCATCAGACCAAACTCCAATTGACACTACATCAATTCTTAGTGTCGGTGATTTGATTAGAAGTGAAAATGGAGCTTTATCTGCAAGAATTGTTGCTATTAGTACTGGTGCAATCGTAATAGATTCTGCATCTCCAGTATCATATGCATCGACTAGTTTAATTGTAACCTATAGTAGAAATGTTACTGATGGAACAACTGGATTTGGTGAAGGGTTACTTACACAATCTTCAAACACTTCAGTTGATTGGTATGACCAACAAACTTTAGGATTATCAAATTCAACTGTTTATTGGAAGTCGATTGCACCAAAACCAGGGACATCTCAGTATGCATCGGAAAGGGGTGGAAAAAATGACGAGGTTCATGTTGTTGTTGTAGATGAAAATGGTTCAATAAGTGGGACATCTGGTAATATTTTAGAGAAATTTACAAACTTATCTAAAGCAACAGACGGTAGAATTTCTCCATCAGAAAATATTTACGTTAAAACTTATCTGTCAAATGCATCTTCTTATATTTTTGCTGGCAGTAGTGATGCAGTTACTGGAGTCAAGTTCACTAATATCAATGGTTATGTTCAGGCTAGTGGTGGAACTATAGCTCCTTCACAAGAATCTTCTGGAGTTAATTTTGGATGTTTTGGAAATAAGTCTTATAGACTATCTAATGGTTATGATTATTCTTCTGCGAATGGAGGAATGGCAGCCACATTAGGTGATATTATTAGTTCTTATGAAATTTTTAGAAATCCTACAGAATATGAAATTAATTTCTTAATCGCAGGTCCTGATGGTGGTATTAGTTTAATCGAATCACAAGCAAAAGCAAATAGATTGATTGATATTGTAGAGAATAGAAAAGATTGTATTGCGTGTATTTCACCAGCAAAATCTGGAATTGTCAATATTGCAAATAGTGATGTTCAGACAGATAATGTCATTAAGTTCTTTGATTCTATAAATTCTTCATCATATGCAGTATTTGATTCTGGATATAAGTACATGTATGATAGATTTAATAATCAGTTTAGATATATTCCACTAAATGCAGATATTGCTGGATTGATGGCAAGAACATCTATCAATAACTATCCGTGGTTCTCTCCTGCTGGATCTTCGAGAGGTACAATTAATAATGCTGTTAAACTTGCATATAATCCATCTCAAGCTCAAAGAGATTTACTTTATCCTAAGAGAATCAATCCTGTGATATTCTCACCAGGATCTGGAATACTTCTTTTCGGTGATAAAACTGCATTATCTTATGCAAGCGCATTTGATAGAATCAATGTTCGTCGTTTATTCTTAACTATTGAGGATACAATTCAAAGAGCGGCAAAGGCTCAACTCTTCGAATTCAATGATGTTATTACAAGATCCAACTTCAATAATATCGTTGAACCATATCTTCGTGATGTTAAGTCAAAGAGAGGAATTACAGATTTCCTAGTTGTTTGTGACGAATCAAATAATACACCAGATGTAATTGACTCAAATCAATTTAGGGCTGATATTTTTATAAAACCTGCAAGATCAATCAATTTCATTGGTCTAACTTTTGTTGCTAACAGAACTGGTATTAGTTTTGAAGAGGTTGTTGGAACCGTTTAATTCTTTTTAAAACACCAATCCCTACAGAGGTAAAAAAATGTCATTTTCAAATACTCCAAATTTTGGATCTAGAACTTTAGAAGATTTTAAATCAAGATTGATAGGTGGAGCAGCTCGCCCAAATCTTTTTGAAGTTGAATTAAATTTTCCATCATTTGCAACCGATTCAACTGCAAATTCATCCAATAATCAAGCCAGATCTGTAAGTGAACTTTCTAGATTTATGATTAAAGCTGCAAATTTACCTGCATCAAATGTTGGTGTTATTGAAGTTCCTTTTAGAGGAAGAACTCTAAAAATTGCAGGAGATAGAACTTTTGATGTTTGGACAATTACAATTATCAATGATATTGATTTTACAATTAGAACCGCTTTTGAAAAATGGATGAACGCCATCAATAAACATGACGATAATACTGGATTGATCAATCCAGCTCAATATCAAAGAGACGCTGTTGTAAAACAGTTTGGTAGAACATCGGTTGCATCTGCACAATCTAATATTATTTCTCCTGTTACTACTAAAGCTGGAGATTCCATTCCAGTTTTAAAAGCATATAAGTTTTATGGGATATTTCCAACTGCCGTTAGTTCTATCGATTTATCATATGATTCTTCAGATACTATTGAAGAATTTACCGTAGATCTTCAAGTGCAGTGGTGGGATGCTCTTGACTCAAATGGTTCTACTCAATTAGGTACTGATCCTCAGATTTTAAACCCCCTATAAATAATAGAAATAGAGTTTATATTTGAGTAATGCCTAAATTATTTGGTTTTAAAATCCAAGACTCGGAAGACGATAGATCAAAAAAATCTATCGTCTCTCCTATTCCGGAGAATCAAGAAGATTCTTCGGACTTTTATGTGTCTAGTGGTTTTTACGGACAATATGTTGATATTGAAGGAGTTTATAAATCAGAGTATGATTTAATTAAAAGATATCGTGAAATGGCAATTCATCCAGAAGTTGATGGAGCCATTGAAGATATTATTAATGAAGCAATTGTTTCTGATCAAAATGATTCTCCAGTTCAGATTGATTTGCAAAACGTTCCTGCCTCGGACAAATTAAAAGATATTATTAGACAAGAATTTAAATATATCAAAGAAATTTTAGATTTTGATAAAAGATGTCATGAGATCATGAGAAATTGGTATGTAGATGGAAGAATTTACTACCATAAAGTTATTGATTTAGAAAAACCACAAGAAGGAATCAAAGAGGTCAGATATATTGATCCGATGAAAATCAAACTTGTTAGAAAGATCAAAAAAGATGGAAAACATGTTTTAAATCCATCATTCTCTGTTACATCTGGAAAATCTCCGAATGGAAATATGTCAACTCCTGAAGTAGAGGAGTTTTATGAATATGACCCAAATATTAGAGGAACAGGGGCTGGACAATCAACTAGTAACTTTAAAACCGCTATTGGTGGGTCAGCAAGAATTTCTAAAGATGCAATAACTTTTGTACATTCCGGTTTAGTAGATAGAAATAAACAGGTAATTCTTTCTTATTTACATAAAGCAATCAAAGCACTCAATCAACTTCGTATGATTGAGGATTCTCTTGTTATCTATAGATTATCCCGTGCTCCAGAGCGTAGAATTTTCTACATTGATGTAGGCAATCTTCCAAAAATTAAAGCGGAACAATATCTCCGCGATGTCATGACTCGTTATCGTAATAAGTTAGTTTATGATGCGAATACTGGTGAGATTCGTGACGATAAGAGAATGATGTCAATGTTAGAAGATTTTTGGCTTCCAAGAAGGGAAGGGGGTCGTGGTACAGAAATCACAACTCTTCCTGGTGGACAAAATCTTGGTGAACTTACAGATGTTAATTATTTCCAAAAGAAACTTTTCCGAGCTCTTGGTGTTCCAGAATCTCGTTTAGGCGGAGAAGGTGGTTTCAATCTAGGTCGTTCTTCCGAAATTCTTAGAGATGAAATTAAGTTTACCAAATTCGTGGGAAGAATGAGAAAAAGATTTTCTCATTTATTCATGGATATGTTGAGGACTCAACTTATCTTAAAAAATATCGTTACTCCAGAAGATTGGAAGGTTCTTTCGGACCATATTCAGTTTGATTATGTTTATGACAATCATTTTGCAGAACTCAAAGAAGCAGAACTAATTCAAAATAGATTGAATGTTCTTGCAGTTGCAGAACCTTATGTTGGTAAGTATTTCTCTGTGGACTACATCAGAAGAAATGTTCTAAAACAAACGGATTCGGAAATTGTAGAGATCGATCAACAAATTATCGTAGAAAAAGAGGCTGGTATAATTCCTCCAGATGTTGATCCTACAACAGGGTTGCCTTTTGGACAAGAACAACCATCAACTGAACAACCTGCGATGGGAGAAGTTCCGATGAATCCTGAAACTAATGCTTCGGTTGCAGAAATGCCTCCATCTCCAGAATCTCCAAAAGTTACAATGCCAAAAGGTGGCAGAATTTAATAAATACCCTTAAGTAAACACTGAATTTTTAAAATGGATGACCTTATTAATATGATGGTTTCTAATGAATCTCCCGCAGACATTAGTGACCGAATTAAAGAAATTTTAATGCAAAAATCTGCAGAAAATATTGAAATTATTAGACCTGTTGTAGCTGCTTCAATGTTTGGTGACGAGGAAGAATCTGGTGAAATCGAACATGAAGATGCGCCAGAAGAGTCTGAAGACTACGAAGAAGACGCAGAATAATAAATAGTTATTATAGAACTTTATTATAACAATGCAAAGAACAAAAATAATTGCAACAGAAGTTGCGATGCCAACTACATCAGGTACAGCTTCCAGCATTAGTGAAGCTACCTGTGTAAGATTGTATAATGGATCTGGTGCTGCGGCTACAGTAAGTATTTCACCTTCTGTTGGATCCGCAACTACTAGTACATTTACAATGGCTACTGGATCAGTTGAATTTCTTGAAAAATATTCAACTGATGTAATCTTTGCATCTTCTGCATCAGTTAAAGCAGCTAAAGTAGGACTCACCAACTAAGAACTATGAAACTAATTACCGAAGAAGTAACGAATGTAAAGATTATCACCGAAGGAAAAGGTGTTAATAAAAAACTCTATATTGAAGGCGTATTTCTCCAAGGAGAAATTAAAAATCGCAATGGAAGAATGTATCCAATTAATGTTCTTTCCCGTGAAGTAGATCGTTACAATGAGCAGTTTGTTCAAAAAGGTCGTGCTCTTGGAGAACTTGGCCATCCAGATGGCCCAACAGTAAATCTTGATCGCGTTTCGCATAAGATTACTTCACTAGTTCAGGAAGGTAATAACTTCAAAGGTAAAGCACAAATTCTTAATACTCCTATGGGTAAGATTGCATCCTCCCTTTTGGATGAGGGCGTAATGCTTGGTGTTTCTTCTCGTGGTGTAGGTTCTCTACAAACAACTAGTGAAGGACACAAAATTGTCGGTGAAGATTTCATGCTTGCTACTGCAGCTGATATCGTTGCTGATCCTTCCGCTCCAGATGCTTTTGTTTCTGGAATTATGGAAGGCAAAGAGTGGGTTTGGGATGGAGGAATCCTTCGTGAACAACTTGCAGAAAGAACCCAAAAAAGAATAAATACACTTATAGACCAGAGAAGACTTGATGAACAGAAGTTAAATCTGTTCCAAGAGTTTCTGTCAAATCTATAATTTATAAATAAATACAGATTATACTAAGGTAATCGGAGAGTAAAAATGTCCCGTGGTAACAATTTACAAGAAATGGAATCTGTTGCTACCCCCGGCCAGGGCGGTGGCGCAGGAAGCGGCACTTCACAATCCAAAACCGCTGTAAATGCTAACGCATCTGCACCGGCTTCCCCAGAAAAAAGTGCAACCCCTGTTGCAACTCCAGGTCAAACTGGTGGTTGGGAAGATCTTGGAGGCCCTACACCAGAAAATAGCAGACCAGATGATAATAGCAATACGCTAAAGACTCCTGGTGCAACTCTTAAGCAAGTTAAGGATGTTGTAAATGCTAAAGCTGCTGCAGCTCAAGGTGCTGAGACTTCAGCAACTTCTGTTTCTACCCCAGGTCAAGGTGGTGGTATGAAAGAGGAAGTTGAAGAAGAAGAGTATGAAGAAATCGTTGCAGAAGAAGGTGAGGAGTCTGAAGGCGAGGAAATTGAAGTAGAAGAGTCTGAAGAGGAAGAAGTCGTTGAAGAAGACGTAGATTCTATTATTGATGAAGACGTTAATGCTCTTCTCTCTGGTGAAGATGATCTCTCCGAGGAATTCAAAGAGAAAGCGAAGCTTGTATTCGAAGCTGCTTTACACTCGAAAACAAAGGAAATTCAATCTATTTTGGAAGAAAATTATGCTGAAGCTCTTGCAGAAGAGGTTGAAGAAATCAAACTAGAACTAACCGAACGTGTTGACTCATACCTAGAGTATGTTGCTTCCGAGTGGTTAGAAGAGAATGCTCTTGCCATTGAAAGTGGTCTTAAGACTGAGATCACGGAATCCTTCATTGTTGGAATGAAGGGTCTTTTTGAAGAACATTATGTATCAATGCCTGAAGAGAAATATGATGTACTAGAGAGCATGGTACAAAAACTTGATGATATGGAGACAAAACTCAACGAGCAGATTGAGCGCAATATTGCTCTTAATCAAAAGCTCTCCGAAAGTTCTGCTGACAGAATTTTTGGCGAAGTTGCAGAAGGTCTCGCACTATCCCAAAAGGATAAGTTTGCAAGCCTTGCAGAAAGTGTTGAGTTTGAGAGTGAAGCGAACTATCGTGAGAAACTAGTAACTCTAAGGAAGTCTTACTTCCCAGAACACGCTAGTGCTCCAGCTGACGAAACGGAAAACCTAAAGGAAGAAGCTAATTTCCAAGAAGTGATTCATTCACCTTCTATGGATGCTTATTTAAGAGCACTTTCCAACGTTGCTAAAAAGTGATTTCTAGATAATACTCAAACCGCAGTTTAACAACACTTAAAACGAGGTATCAAACTAAAATGGACGGAATTAATTCACAACATTTAATGGAGAAGTGGGCTCCAGTTCTAGACTTTGATGGTCTAGGCAATATCAAAGATTCCCACAGACGTGCAGTTACTGCACAACTTCTAGAGAACCAAGAGAGAGAACTCCGCGAGTCTGCTGAGTTCCTTGGCGAAGCTTCCCCAACCAACTCTGCTGGTACTGGTGGATTCTCTGGTTCCGCTGCTGCTGGTGGTCCAGTTGCTGGTTTCGACCCAGTTCTAATCAGCCTCATTCGTCGTGCAATGCCTAACCTCATTGCTTATGACATCTGTGGCGTTCAACCAATGTCTGGCCCTACTGGACTCATCTTCGCAATGCGTTCCCGTTACAACGGTCAGAGTGGAGATGAGACCTTCTTCAATGAAGTAGATACCACTTTCTCTGGTCAGAACAACAGCCGTAACCTTTCCAACGGTTTCTCCGATGGTCTAGTTGGTTTCGGTACAACTAATCAGGATGGAAGCAATCCAGGTCTTCTCAACCCAGTTGGAACCGCTACCACCAACCCATCACCATATAACGTTGGTCAGGGTATGACCACTGGCGATTCCGAGGCTCTCGGAGATTCTGCTGGTAACTTCTTCAACGAGATGGCATTCTCAATCGAGAAAGTCACCGTAACTGCTAAGTCACGCGCCCTCAAGGCTGAGTATTCCCTAGAGCTTGCTCAAGACCTCAAGGCGATCCACGGTCTAAATGCAGAAGCAGAACTTGCTAACCTTCTTTCTACTGAGATCCTCGCTGAGATCAACAGAGAAGTCATCAGAACTATCTACAAGGTTGCCGAGCAAGGTGCTACTGCAAATACCGCAACTCAGGGTGTATTTGACCTTGACGTTGATTCAAACGGTCGTTGGTCCGTTGAGAAGTTCAAGGGTCTACTCTTCCAAATCGAGCGTGATGCTAACGCAATCGCACAAAGAACTCGTAGAGGAAAGGGCAACACCATCATCTGTTCTGCAGACGTTGCTTCTGCTCTAACTATGGCTGGTGTACTTGACTACACTCCTGCACTCAACGCTAATCTTAACGTTGATGACACTGGTAACACCTTCGCTGGTGTTCTCCAAGGCAAGTATAGAGTCTACATTGACCCATATGCTGCTGGTTACAATGGCGGTGGAACTGGTGCTGACCAGTACTACGTTGTAGGTTACAAGGGTTCTAGCGCATATGACGCTGGTATCTTCTACTGCCCATATGTTCCTCTCCAGATGGTTCGTGCCGTCGGTCAGGATACCTTCCAACCAAAAATTGGCTTCAAGACCCGTTATGGTATTGTTGCCAACCCATTTGCAGAAGGAACCGATCAGGGACTCGGAAGACTCCGCCTCAATGCAAACCGTTACTATAGAAGAGTCAAGGTTGCCAACCTTATGTGATTCATTTCACAACTCTTCAGATTCAGGGTCCGAAAGGACCCTTTTTTATTGCAAATAAATAAAAGTAAAAACGATGTCAAGTGCTTTTGATAATCAAATTTCAAATAGAAATTTTTTAAGTTCTCTAGGATTTAAATTTAATCTTACAAGATCACCAAAAGTAGATTTTTTTTCAAAATCGGCAAATATTCCAGGAATTAATCTTGGAGTAGCAATCCAACCAACTTATTTGAAAGATATCCCAATTCCTGGTGACAAATTAATTTTTGATGATTTTAAATTAACTTTTAATATTGACGAAAATTTAGAAAACTATAACATTATTCAAAATTGGATGCGGGGACTAGGATATCCAGAAAGTATTTACGAATATACTGAATGGAAACAAAGTGACCCATACAATCCCAATCAAGATCCGAATGTATCTGATGGAACCCTATTAGTCTATAACAGTAATTTTCAACCATCAACTTTTGTAAAATTTCAAGGAATGTTTCCAACATCTCTTTCTGAAATTGATTTTGACGCCACTAGTCAAGATATTCAGTATGCAGTGGCTACGGTAACCTTTAAGTATACTCTTTATAAAATCTTTAAATATGAACCTGGATGAAATTCAAAAACTTTGGGAAGAAGACTCAAAAATTGATGAGGATAACTTGCATACAGAATCTGTAAAGATTGCCAGTCTTCATGCAAAATATTATAAAATTTTTAACAATGTATTAACTCTAAAAAAAGCTCAAGAAAATAAATACAAAATTTTAAAAAAAGAAAAGTGGCAATATTATACTGGTAAAGCAGAGCCAGACGTATATGTGGAAAAACCATTTGATCACCGAGTTTTAAAAAATGATTTGGACAAATATCTTGATGCAGATGAAGATATAATTAAATGCCAAACTAAAATAGAATACTATCAGATGATGTTAAATTATCTAGAAAGTATTATTAAAACTATATTAAATAGAACATACCAGTTGAAAAACGCCATTGAATGGCAAAAATTTATTAGAGGATATGACTGATATTATAATTGCAAAGAAGAACGAAGTTTTCTTAAAAATTGAAGCAGAACCACATATTTACCAAGAACTATCAGAACACTTTACCTTTGACGTTCCTGGTGCTAAATTTATGCCTCAATATAGAAGTAAATACTGGGACGGAAAAATTCGTCTTTTTTCAACACATACTGGCGAAATTTATGTCGGTCTACTTGATAAAGTAGTATCTTGGGCAAAGAAATGGGACTATAGAGTAGAATTTAAAAATAATAAATTCTACGGAACTCCTTTAGAAGAGAATGAAATGATCTCTCATGAAGGAGTCAAAGATTACATGACTCGTATTTCTAAACATAAACCAAGAGATTATCAAATAGATGCAGTTTATGATGCTCTTAGATATAATCGTAAGCTTTTAATTTCTCCAACTGCATCTGGTAAGTCATTAATGATTTACTCTATTGTTAGATATTTTGCAGAGAAAAATCAAAAGATTCTTTTGGTTGTTCCTACAACGTCTTTGGTTGAACAAATGTTTAAAGACTTTCAAGATTATGGATGGAATGCCGAAGATTTTTGCCATCGCATTTACAGTGGTCGTGAAAAGACAAATGAATTTCCTGTAGTCATTACTACTTGGCAGTCCATTTATAAACTACCTAGAACGTTTTATGATTCATTTGACGTAGTGATTGGTGATGAGGCTCATCAATTTAAATCGAAATCATTGGTCAATATTATGACCAAAATGGATAATACCAAATATAGGTTTGGTTTTACTGGTACTCTTGATGGAACTCAAACACACAAATGGGTATTAGAAGGTCTATTTGGTCCATCATATAAAGTAACACAAACTAAAGAGTTAATTGATAAAGGACATCTTTCCAAACTTCAAATTAAAATTATTATTCTTAAACATAATCCACAACAATTTGAAACCTTCGAAGATGAAGTTCAGTTTATTATTGGACATCAAAAGAGAAATAACTTTATTAAAAATTTAGCTTTAGATTTAAAAGGAAATACTCTTATTCTTTTTTCTAGGGTTGAAAGTCATGGACAACCTCTTTACGAATTAATAAATAATTCAGTCAAAGAAGGACGTAAAGTTTTTTATGTTCATGGTGGTGTAGATGCGGAAGAAAGAGAATTAGTTAGAGAAATTACTGAGAGAGAACAAAATGCAATTATTGTTGCTTCGTATGGAACGTTTTCTACAGGAATTAACATTAAAAATTTACATAATGTTATTTTTGCTTCACCTTCGAAATCTAGAATCCGTAATTTACAATCAATTGGGAGAGTATTAAGAAAGGGAGATAATAAAACTCAAGCAGTTCTTTATGATATTGCAGATGATTGTACTTATAAGTCTAGAAAAAATTATACTTTAAATCATTTAATAGAAAGAGTTAAAATCTATAATGAAGAACATTTTAATTACGAGTTTATACAAGTAAATTTAAAAGAATGATGGAAGAAGATTTCTATGCGGTTATTAAATTAATTTCTGGAGAAGAAATATTTTCTATTGTTTGCCCTTCTGAAGAAGACGGTAGAACCATGTTAATATTACATAATCCGGTTACTATTGAGATTATTGTAATGAAACAAATTGGAATGCAAGGATATAAAATAGATCCATGGCTTAAATTTGCTGATGATGATACATTTTTACTTGATATGGAAAAAGTCCTCACAATTAGTGAAGTTCGTGATACAGAAATTATTGAAATGTACCATAAGTTTTTAATACAAAAAGAAGATAAAAATATAAAAAACCCTCTTACTCCAGAAATGGGATATCTTTCATCAGTTCATGAAGCAAGAAAAAAGCTTGAAAAGCTCTATAGAAATCAAGATATTAAAGATAACTAATCTTTGAAACTCCACAGAGTAATTGTACCAACTTTTCCAAGCCATTGTCAATAGCCAAATATTCTGTTATAATAAGAACACTTAATATAAACAGGGACTCATGAAATGCAGGCACCAAAAAGAAAAAGATCCGAACATTATGTAAACAATAAAGAATTTTTAGAAGCTATAGTTGAGTATAAAAGAAAAGTTAAGGTAGCTGCAGAAAATGACCAACCAAAACCTCGTATCACCAATTACTTGGGAGAGTGTTTTCTTAAGATAGCTACTCATTTATCTTACAAACCAAACTTTGTTAACTATATGTTCCGAGAAGACATGATCTGCGATGGAATTGAAAACTGTGTTCAATACATTCATAATTTCAATCCAGAAAAGTCTTCCAATCCATTTGCTTATTTTACTCAGATTATTCACTATGCTTTTCTGAGGAGAATTCAAAAAGAAAAGAAACAAATGGAGATTAGATCGAAAATTATTGAAAGATCTGGATATGACGAAGTATTTACAGTAGATAATGATTACGGCAATTCTTCTGACTATAATAGTATTAAAGATTCAATTCAAACAAAAATGTATCAATGACATTAATTGCTTGTGTGACTGATACCCATTATGGGGCCAGAAAAGGTAGTAAAACCTTTCATGATTATTTTAAAAAGTTTTATGATGATGTCTTTTTTCCAGAACTAGAAAAAAGAAAAATAAAACATTGTATTCACCTTGGAGATGCTTTTGATAATCGTAAAAGTGTTGATTTTTGGGCTCTAAATTGGGCGAAGGAAAATGTTTATGATCGTTTTCGAGATCTTGGTATCAAAGTATATCAAATTGTAGGAAATCATGATGCTTACTATAAAAATACAAATGAAGTCAACTCTATTGAGTCTCTGTTAAGGGAGTATGACAACATTGTTCCTATTTCTAGTCCGGACGAATACGAAGTTGCTGGATTAAAAACATTTATGATTCCTTGGATTTCTCCGGAGAATCGTGAAGAAACCTTGGAAAAGCTTTCTAAAACTAAATCAAAAGCTGCATTTGGACATCTTGAACTAAATGGATTCAGCGTGTATCCAGGAAATGTTCAACAACATGGAATGGAAGTGAATGTTTTTGATAACTTCAGAATTGTGTGTTCTGGACACTATCATACTCGTTCTAATAATGGAAAGATTTTTTACCTCGGAAATCCTTATCAACTTTATTGGAATGATGTGGATGATAAAAGAGGATTTAACTTTTTTGATACCGAAACTTTTGAATTGGAGTTCGTTCAAAATCCTTATAATATGTTTGAGAGAATTTATTACGAGGATCAAAATTCAAAATTATTTAATACAACTTCTTGTAAAGATAAGATTGTTAAGATTATTGTTCGCAAAAAATCAGATCAACTTCTTTTTGAAAAGTTTGTAGATAAGATATACAAGACCGGAGTTGTTGACATTAAAATTGTTGAAAATTTTGAAGTTAATGATGATAATGTAGATTTTGACCAGGAAAAAATAGAGGACACTATTACTATTTTAAATAAATATGTAGAGGACTCTGATTTTGACCTAGACAAAGAAAAGGTCAAAACACTATTGAGAGAGGTCTATCAAGAAGCCTGCGAAATAGAATAATATGTACATGATCACACCATATGGAGACGAAGACGGCGCATACGCTGTATCTGATTCTAATGGTGAAAAGACACTATACTTTTTTCAAGATGAAGATGATGCAGAGAGATTTGCTGGTCTTTTAGAGGCTGATGATTATCCTGAAATGGAAGTTGTAGAAGTTGATCCACAACTTGCAATAAAGACTTGCCACGAGTATAATTATAGATATGCAATTATATCTCCTGATGATTTTGTGATTCCCCCAAGAAAATATGATTTTATTCAAAACGATTAAATGGCGCAACTTCCTTTCCACTGGAAATCAATTTACTGAAGTAAATTTTCAAGACTTCAAAACAAACTTAATTGTAGGAACTAATGGATCCGGAAAGAGTACTATTTTAGATGCTCTTACTTTTGTTTTGTATAACAAACCATTCAGAAAAATTAATAAACCACAACTCATCAATTCGGTAAATGAAAAAGATTGTGTTGTAGAAATAGAATTTGCAATTGGAAATAAAGAATATAAAGTTGTTAGAGGAATAAAACCAAATATTTTTGAAATTTGGATAGATGGAAAAGTCCAAGATCAAGACTCTGCGGCACAAGATCAACAGAAAAAACTTGAAGAAGGTATTTTAAAACTTAATTACAAATCTTTTACTCAAACTGTTATTCTTGGATCTGCAACTTTTGTCCCATTCATGCAATTAACCTCTGCAAATCGTAGAGAAATTGTTGAAGACCTTCTTGATATTAAGATTTTCTCTACAATGAATAATCTTCTTAAAGAAAGAATGAGACGTACTAATGAACTCATTCGTGAGTATTCACTAAAAAAGGAGATGATTGAAGATAAGATTGAGATGCAAGAAAATTTCATCAAAGATCTTGATAAAAGTGGAAAAGATCGTATCAAGAGGAAGGAAGAAAATATTCAAATAATTGAGAATGAAATTGATGAATTGACTACTGATAATGAATCTACTTTGATAATGATTGAAAGAGATCTTCAACCAAAGTTGGAAGAATTAACTAGTACAAATTCAACTCTAAAAAAACTCAATCAAATTAAGGCAAAACTAGAACAAAAAATTCAAACACTAGTATCGGAACATAAGTTCTTTCAGGAAAATTCGGTATGCCCTACATGTACCCAAAGCATTGAGGAAAGATTTCGCCTAGATAAGATTGTAGATATTGAGGAGAAATCTAAAGAACTCAATGAAGGATACCAAGAGTTGGAGGATGCAATCAATGTAGAACTAGAAAAAGATCAACAATTTTTATCTTATTCTACGGAGATCAACAAACTCAACAATGACATTTCACACAACAATGTTAAAATTACTGGGCTTAACCGACAAATCAAAAATTTACGAAACGAAATTCAAGAAATTGCCGAACAAGTTCAAAATAGAAATTCTGAACGCAAAGCCCTTGAAAACTTAATATCGGATCTCGAAACATTAGAAAAAGAAAGATCCAAGGAAAAGGAACAAGTTCATTATTACGAGTTCGCTCATTCATTGATGAAAGATGGTGGAGTAAAGTCCAAGATCATCAAAAAGTATCTGCCTCTTATGAATCAGCAGATAAACAAATATTTGCAGATGATGGACTTCTACATCAATTTCACACTGGATGAAGAGTTTAAGGAGGTTATAAAGTCACCGGTTCATGAAGATTTTAGTTATGAGTCGTTTAGTGAAGGTGAGAAGATGCGTATTGACCTTTCTCTCTTGTTTACTTGGCGGGACATTGCCAAACTTAGAAACTCGGCCAGTACAAATCTTCTTATCCTAGACGAAATCTTTGATAGTTCTTTGGATGGTGCAGGTACAGATTTCTTCACAAATATTATTCGTTACGTCATCCAGGACGCTCATGTGTTCGTTATCTCACACAAGACCGACGATCTCATGGACAAATTTGACAGGGTGATGAAATTTGATAAAGTAAAGGGATTCAGTAAACTAGTGTCATGACCACACCAAACTGGCAACACAACTCTGGAAAACCCCAGAAACGAAAACTTAAACCACAAGCACTGCGCCAGGCGAAAGCACGACTGGCCCAGTTCAAAAAGCGTCACATGAACCGCTCCAATGGGGCGGTTTCGTCGTATTATGGCTGCATACGAAACAAAGTTCATGCCTGTTAATCACGAAGTCAAAGGTCAACTCGCTCGTCTTCTCGCAACGGAAGACCTTGTGGTGGAACACAAACATGTTCCTACTGCATGTTTCAATGTGGATACTCGTGTGTTGACTCTCCCCATGTGGGAGAAGGCTTCTAACTCTATATACGATATGCTTGTTGGACATGAAGTGGGTCACGCACTTTATACTCCTAATGAGGATTGGAGTAAGAAGTTTACCATTCCCCAACAATTCGTGAATGTAACTGAGGACGCTCGCATCGAAAAGATGATGAAGCGTCGTTATGCCGGTCTCAATAAATCTTTCTTTGCGGGATATAAGGAACTGCATGAGGATGATTTTTTCCAGATTAAGGATGATGATATTTCTACTTACAATTTAGCTGATCGTGTAAATCTGTGGTTTAAGATCGGTGGATTTACTCAGGTTCCTATTGAACGGGGTGAAGAAACTGAGATCCTGAATATGGTTGCAGATGCAGAAACTTTTGATGATGCGATTGCAGCTGCTGTAAAACTTTATGAGTATTGTAAGAGAAAAGATCTAGAAAAAACTAAGATTGATTCTTTTGATAATCTTCAATCTACTCCCAGTAATCAGTCCGAGGACATGTCTCAGGAGTCTTCGGATAAGGATGATCTAGAAACTTCCGGTCAAGGTAACCAGTCCCCTTCTGATGGTCAGTCCGACGAAAAAACCGATATTCCTTCAGATAAAACTTCGAATATTGGGGGTGATACTTCTGAACCTGAAGTTAAAACTGTAGATAATCTTGAAGAAGCAATTCGGGATCTTGTGAATACAAATTCTTCAGAAAATATTTACTTGCAGATTCCCAAATTGAATCTTGATACAGTCATTGCATCTAATTCTGATGTTCATGGAGAAATTAATGATTGGTGGTCAAAAACAATTCAAAAGTTTGAGGAACAACATTATAATTTCGCTAAAAATCATCTTTTTGGAAAAGTAGATAGAGAATATATTGAATTTAAACGTTCTGCACAGAAGGAAGTCAATTATCTGGTCAAAGAGTTTGAGTGTCGTAAGGCAGCAGATTCTTACGCTCGTGCTACTACTGCCCGTACTGGTGTTCTGGACTGTTCTAAACTTCATACTTACAAATACAACGAAGACCTGTTCAAGAAAGTCACTACTCTTGCTAATGGTAAGAATCATGGTTTGGTCTTTATTCTTGATTGGTCCGGCTCAATGTCTAATGTTATGATGGATACTATCAAACAACTTTATAATTTGATTTGGTTCTGTAAGAAAGTATCTATTCCATTTGAGGTTTATGCATTTACTAATGAGTGGCGCCGCCCAGATCGGGATGAAAATAATTATCCACAACCTATTAAACCTCATTATGAGAAAAAACATGGGTTGATTCATGTTGATGAATCTTTCTCACTTATGAACTTGTTTACCAGTAAAGTGAATAATCGTGTTCTTGAAGAACAAATGATTAACATCTTTAGGTTGGCAAAAGAGTTCAAGTACTCCTATAATGATGCACCAGAGTATACTCATCCATATCGTCTTTCTCTTTCTGGAACTCCTTTGAATGAAAGCTTGGTTGCACTTCATCAAATTCTTCCTCAGTTTCAACAGGAAAATAAACTTCAGAAAGTTCAGTGTGTGGTTTTGACTGATGGTGAAGCTGCACCTCTTAAATTTCACAAAGAATTTAAAGGTCGTTTTAATTATGACTCCGAAGAAGTGTATATTGGTTTGAATTCTATTGGAGTGAATACTATTCTACGAGATCGTAAAATCGGGTTCTCCTACAACTTGGAAGGAGATTTTACTAGTTTTACTGATGTTCTTCTTCGCAATCTTCGTGATCGTTTTACAGATGTAAATTTTATTGGTATTCGGGTCCTGGAAGGTCGTGATGCAGGAAGTTTTGTTCGTCGTTATTATGAAACTTCTGATTATTCTTCTGGGTATTATTCGGAGAATAAGGAATACAATGAGATCATGAATGATTGGAAGAAACATAAATCCTTTTCAATTAAAAAATCTGGATATCATGTATACTTTGGTCTTTCTGGCTCTGCTCTTTCTAATGATGCAGAGTTTGAAGTTTCTGATGATGCAAGTAAAACTCAGATTCGATCTGCGTTTGTCAAGTCCCTGAAGAGTAAAAAAATGAATAAGAAAGTTCTTGGTGAGTTTATTGACTTTGTTGCATGAGAAGGGAAAACCCTTCTTTTTTTATAAATAACTAAAAAGTATTTGTAAAAACATGGACATTAAAGATCTGCAAAGCCTAATGGAAGCCTATCGACAAGTTAATGTCTTTCAAGAAGAAGTTGAAGAAATTCTTGAGGCAGAAGGTTCTTATGGCAAAACTCCAAAGGCAAGAGCGGCAATGGGAAAAGTTGCTATTGCTAGACGTGAGAAACCAGCAAGTGAGTATTCGCAGAAAGGTGAAAAGACCAAGAAAGTAAGAGAAATTGAAAAACACACTCGTAGAATTGATAATGGACCTGATGCTGGGGATCGTGGTAAGAAATCCACTAAACCTAGATACTCTGGTTTTGCGGGTAAATCTGGTAGAGGAAAACTAGATCAAGATACTAGAGATTATGCAAGAGATAGTGCCGTTGAGTATACTTCTGGCGGACACAAACATGGTTCTGGCACAGTAACCAAGAATCCCAAGAAACTGCGTAAGCAAAAGGCAATGGGTGAGATTGGTGAAAGTATCAATACATATGAATTAGTTTTATCCTATCTTCTTGACGAAGGATTTGCGTCAACCGAAGATGCTGCAGATAAAATTATTCTCAACATGAGTGAGTCCTGGTTTGAATCAATCATGGAGGATGTTTGCCTGGGAAAGTCCTGATTGGCGAACTCAATCGCTACGAAAAAGAAACTGGTAAGGATTATAAGACTGGTAAAGAAGTCAAGTCCGGTGGATCGACTGATAAGGCATACACCCATGTTAAAAAAATGATTCGTGGTATGGAGGGAACTCCTGCTGGACAACGTAAAAAAGTTCCTGGTAAAAAACCACCTACTGCTGGTCAATATGGCGCACCTGCATCTCCAGCACAGAAGGTTGCAAAGCGTCGTGCGGACAAAAAACGTAGTGATGAGATGCAGAGTTCCCGATTCGATTGAAACTAAATAAATTATCGTTATTATTTTGATTTTTTATTAAAATGTTTTTATCAGGAAGAAAAAGTGTAAGGTATACCTTTGAATTGGAAAATGGAAAATTACTTCAATTACTTTATAATCTTCAAAATAGTAGTTTAACTGATAGATGGATACAAGAAGTTAAGAGTTATTCAAAGACTAAAAACTCCTATCCTAATCTTGATATATCAAATAAAAACTATACAAATCTGCGTGAATTGTATGAAAAACTTAATTCTTTAATTGATATTATTAATTTTGCATATGAACATAAACCTCTAATTCCTTTAAAGGGACTTGGGGATTTGACTAGAGTTAATCTGAATAATCTACATGAAAAATTTGAAGAATATGGTGAGAAGTCTGATTTTGGTAACGGCCCATGGGCTCGTGGTCAAAAAATTCATACTGCTTGGTTGAATCTTAATGATTATATTCATATAACCGAGAATGCATTGCAGACGAGAAAAGGGGAATTTCCAAACTATAGTTGTTTAGTCACGGTTTTTCCTCCATATCCAGGTAAAAAATTAGAAGAAGAGGATAAAATATTTTTAACCACAGAGTTTTCTTGGGGTCATCTTTATCTTGGATATAATACCTTGGGTAAAGATTTTATGAGTGCCGCATATGATAATGATGTTAGGGTTGTTGATAACGAACAAGTAAAAATACAAAGCATGTATAGTTCGGAAGCATGGCTTTGTTTTCATCAAAGACCGCATTTTTTGAAGGAACTTGAATCTCAATTCCATACTTGGTATAAAAATTTAAATCAAGATACGAAAGATAAAATTCCTTTAGATGATTTAAGTAAATTAGCATTAGGTAGATATTATCTTGGCTCAATTGTTGTCAATAATGATCTTTTGAAATTTCATCGAATTGAAAAAGATTGGTATAATGATGCAGATTTGCAAAAAAGATGGAATAATGAAGTTTTTTCAAAAGTAAAAGATGTAAAAAAAATTGAAGTTTATGGTTGAAATACTTGATGAATTTATAAAATCTTCATTAGATAATCAATGGCATCCAACTGAGGTTTCAAAACATTTTGATGTATTTGAGTCTGACTGGCCTTTTTTACAAATAGACTTCAAAGATGATTTTGAAAAAATGCATCAGGAATGTATTGAGAATGATCATCTTTTTGTTGGTCACAGACAGAAAGACAAACACTTGAGTTATTCTCATGAGGGATGGGCAGCTTTAACTCTTCACGGAATTAGACCGGATGTCACTGAACATTTTGATCAGTATGGATTATCTGAAGCAAATTACAAATGGACTGAAGTATGTAAATATTTTCCTACTTGTACTAAGTTCTTAAGAAGATTGGGGTACAAAAATTATGATAGAGTCCGGATTATGAGACTCTCTCCTGGTGGATATATCATGCCTCATTCTGACGGAGAAGGTAGAATTTTTGGACCTTTAAATATAGCAATTAATAATCCTGAAGGATGTAATTTTTATTTTAAAGATTGGGGTAGAGTTCCATTTAAACAGGGGACAGGATTCTTTTTAGATATAGGTAATATTCATGCAGTTTATAACGATAGTAATGAACCAAGATATCACTTTATTGTCCATGGACATATTAATGATAATTTAATTCAAACCGCATTCAAACAACTTGATATGAAAGAAAGTAAAATTTGTTATGGAGTTTATAATCAGAGAAACTCTATTAGTAGTTTCCCAATGTATCTTAGAGCCAAAGGTGCAACTTTATTTTATCTCAATAGGCCTAGGAATGGGGCTGAGATAATATGTGGAGATGAAGTGCATGAAATATTAAATGAATCATTAACTAAGGGATATCAGTATTGTGTTATTCAATCTGCAGGTTGTACTTTAAAAAGTTTTGAGTATGATAGAGAAATAAGAGAGTTTATAAAAGAGAATAATAATTTTGGAGTAGCTGGACATATTTTGGCTTGGCCTGGAAAGTGGTTGGAATTGCACCCACAATTTTTTATAGTTAATGTTTTAGCATGGAAGAAAGTGGGTTGTCCAAAGTTTGGAGAGTGGTACTCTGGAAAACAACTTTTACCTGTTGTGGAAAGAAGTGTGGAAAACTTTCATGATGATTATACTCCTTTGTGGGTTAAGTACTCAAATAAACAAGCCATGCAGTCTGAGGCTGGAAGAGGTTGGAATCTTTTAAAGGCTATGTTTTTGAATAATTGGCCAGTAATAACTTTGAGTGAAAAATTGAGGTTTAATAAATTTTATTATTATCCTGAACATGAAACAGATAAGTTTGAGGATAGTATTAAAGCCTTAACTCCATATGAAGGTCAGAATTGGAATCAATCTAAAATTATATCTGATGTAAAATTGATAAAGGACCAAATTTGGTTATTTAATAGTGAAACAATGCATATATCCAATAAGGGTAACTTTGACTTGGTTGTTAATACTGCAAGTGGATTTAAATTATTTGATATTTTTAAAAATAAAAAATTAAATAAAGATGGAAAAGTTATAGTCTATGATTTTAATGTAAAAAGTTTACGATGGTATAAACATTTACACAGTTGGAAGAATGACGATCTAATTGATTGTATTAGAAGTTTCTCCGAAAGAGATTATTTTACTTGGATAGGGAAAATTGATTGCGAGTATTCTGAAGACGAATCTTTTTCAAATCTATATAAAGAACTGATGGATCATTTTGGTGGGGTTGGTAATTTTATTAGATATTGGAAACTTTTTAAAAGAACTCAGGTTAAATTTGTTATGGCTGATCTATATAAAGATGCGGAAAAGTTTGCTAATATTTTTGTTGGAACTGGGAAAAAATTTGTTAATCTATCAAATATTTTTTCCACTGATGCCACAACATTTTTATATGGACATATTGAAGTTCAAACTTCACAACAGAGATGTTTAGCGTCTTTATATGTTGTAGATCCTGAAATAGAAATTTCTATTTTTGACTTTTGGGGCAGAACTTTAATTGGTAAAGTAAAAGAAATACTCTAGTGTCCAGTTTGAAAAGTGGCACACCCCTCCGTCCACCCCCCTTGTATGGTGGTATTATAGCTTCAGTTGAGAAACACACCACCAAATGTCTCGTACCAAAATGACTGACGATCAAGTTCTTGAAGGCCTTAAATCTGCTTATGGAATTGAAATCACTTCCGGTGATATCAAAGCCTATTGTGCAATGAATAATCTTTCATATCCTACTGTTACTCGTCGTTTGGAAAACTTCAAGACTGCTCGTGGTCGTTGGAATCTAGAAGTGACTCAAGAACGTGTTGAGGAGATTGAACGTTCTTTTAGTGCTCCTGCCGTTCTTCCTGCTGCTGAACAAAATCTTATTCCCGATAAAGATGATACCTTCGTCCAGTTTGGTAATTTTAAAGACATTAAACGCATTATTCAGTCCCGTCTCTTTTATCCTACGTTCATTACGGGTCTTTCGGGTAATGGTAAAACGTTCTCTGTGGAGCAAGCGTGTGCTCAACTTAAGCGTGAACTAATCCGCGTAAACATTACTATTGAAACTGATGAAGACGATCTTATCGGTGGTTTCCGTCTTGTGGATGGTGCTACTGTTTGGCATAATGGTCCTGTGATTGAAGCACTCCAGCGTGGAGCGATCCTGCTCCTTGACGAGATTGACCTTGCCTCCAACAAAATCCTTTGCCTACAATCCGTGTTAGAAGGTAAAGGTGTCTTCCTGAAAAAGATCGGTAAGTTCGTAAAACCTGCTGCGGGATTCAACGTGATTGCCACCGCAAACACTAAAGGCAAGGGTTCTGATGACGGTAGGTTCATCGGCACCAACGTGCTCAACGAGGCGTTCCTAGAACGTTTTCCGGTGACTCTTGAACAGGAATATCCTTCAGTTTCCAATGAAGTTAAGATTCTTGAAAAGGTTACTGAATCTTTGAACATTAGTGAGACTGATTTCTGCAAACGTCTTGCTGATTGGGCAGACATCATCCGCAAGACCTTCTATGATGGTGGTATTGAGGAAATCATCAGCACTCGCCGTCTGGTTCATATCATCCGTGCTTACAGCATCTTCCAAGACAAGGCAAAGGCAATCCAAGTGTGTGTGAATCGTTTCGACGATGAGACCAAACAGTCCTTCCTGGAACTGTATGATAAAGTGGATGCTGATTTCCAAATGCCTTCTACTGGTCCTGAACTGACCGTAGAATACGTTGACCAACCCGCTCCTTTCTGATATAATTGGGAGAGGTAAATGTGCCTCCTCTCTTTGTTCTTTTACTATGATTGAAAATGCCTGAAAACTTTGAAAGCACGTATGAAAGTTCTATTCCAACTCAAGACTTCTGGAATTATGATGGGATTAGTTTGACTGGAAATCCTTATTCTTCTCCCGATACTATTACTTTTAATTTGAACATGACTGAAGATACAAACAAAAACGGTTTTTGGAAATATAACGAAGATAAAATTCTCAAGCAACTTGAAGAGTATATTGCAAGTACTTATCGACAACATTATGTAGATCGTACTGGTGGTGGTAAAGATCAAACCCTTGATAAAATCAAACACAATCGCCGTGAGGGATTTTGTGCTGGTAATGTGACTAAGTATATTGATCGTTATGATACTAAAGGTACTCCCCGTGCAGATTTGTTCAAGGTTCTTCACTACACAATTCTGTTGATTAATCATCTTAACCTTATTGAAAACAAGTGAAACTTAAAGACAAAACTATGAAACTCTCTGAAAAAACTCTCTCTCTTCTCAAGAACTTCTCTGGTATTAACCAGTCAATCCTCTTTAAGAAAGGTAATAAACTTCGCACTATTTCTGTGATGAAGAATATTCTTGCAGAAGTAGAAGTTGAAGAGGAATTTGAACGCGACTTCGGCATTTATGATCTGAATCAGTTTCTGAATGCAATGTCTCTCTATCAAAATCCCCAACTTAAGTTTGCTAACGATAGTTATGTGACTGTCAGTGAGGGTAATGCACGATCCAAGTATTTCTTTGCAGATCCAGCAGTGATTGTGACTCCTCCAGATAAATCTATTTCTCTTCCTTCTGAAGATGTTTGTTTCGAGCTAAACACTCAACAACTTGATAAACTTCTTAAGGCTGCATCAGTTTATGGTGTTCCTGACCTATCTGTAGTTGGTGAAGCGGGTGTTGTGAAACTCGTTGTTCGTGACAAGAAAAACGATACTTCTAACGAATATTCACTAATTGTTGGAGAGACTATTGGTACTTTCGTTCTGAACTTTAAGGTTGAGAATATTAAGATCCTTCCTGGTTCTTATGAGGTTGTGATCTCTAAGAAACTTTTGTCTCGTTTTCAGTCCGAGGATAAGAATCTTACATATTACATTGCTTTGGAACCCGACTCCACCTATGATGAGTGAGGTAACTCACCTATATTATGAACATCTTTGTAACTTCTCCCTGGCCTGCAGAGAGTGCTGTCTGTCTTCCCGATAAACACATTGTCAAGATGCCGCTGGAGTGCTGCCAAATGCTCTCCATCGTGGCATCTGAAAAATGGGGTCATAACTACGGCACTCTCCCTAAGACTGATGGTACTCCCTACCGAACTGAAAAAGGTGCGTTTCGTAATCATCCCTGTACCAAATGGGCAATGGATAGTATCCACAATGCCTATTGGTTGATCAAGTGGGGAATGAATCTTGCGGATGAATATGCATTGCGTTATAATAAAACGCACTCTTGTTACAAGACTCTTGTAGATGCTTACTATCTTTTTCCAAAGGGAAAGATTACAGAAGTAACTCCATTTGCTCGTGCAATGCCAGAAGAGTGGAAATTTGATGATACTATTGATACCTTTACTGCTTATAAAAGGTATATTGCTTCCAAACCTTGGGTGAAGGATAATTACCTCCGTATGCCCGAACGTAAACCTGATTGGATCTAAATTATGAGTCGTGATGAATTTCTGTGGGTTGAGAAATATCGCCCACGTAAAATTGAAGATTGCATTCTCCCAGATGCAAACAAAAAGACTTTTTTGGAGTTTCTAAATAACAAAGAAATTCCAAACCTGATGCTTGCTGGTCCGGCAGGTTGTGGGAAAACCACAGTTGCAAAAGCTCTGTGTGAAGAACTGGGAGTAGATTACTATGTCATCAATGGATCTGACGAAGGACGATTTCTGGACACGGTACGGAACCAAGCAAAGAACTTTGCTTCGACCGTCTCACTTTCTGCGGGTGATGCAAAACACAAAGTCATCATCATTGATGAGGCTGATAACACAACCCACGATGTACAACTCCTTCTACGGGCTAATATTGAGACGTTTTATAACAACTGTAGGTTCATCTTCACTTGCAACTACAAAAACAAAATCATTGAACCACTCCACTCCCGTTGTGCAGTCGTTGAGTTCAGTATCAAAGGAAAAGAAAAAGCCCAGTTGGCAGGATCCTTCTTCAAGCGTATACAAAACATCTTGGATGCGGAAAGTGTACAATATGATCCTAAAGTCCTTGCAGAACTCATCAACAAACACTTCCCAGACTGGAGACGAGTCCTAAACGAGTGTCAACGGTACTCTGCTGGTGGAAAGATTGACTCTGCAATTCTTGCTGAATTTTCTGATGTAAATATCAATGAACTTGTTAAGAATCTCAAAACTAAAAACTTTACTGAAGTCCGAAAGTGGGTGGTCGGGAACTTGGACAACGATGCTAGTAGTCTACTTCGCAGGGTTTATGACGCCGCTTTTGACCATCTTTCACCCCAAACTATTCCTGCTGCCGTTCTTATTATTGCTAAGTATCAATACCAATGTGCGTTCGTGGCTGACCAGGAAGTGAATATTCTTGCAGCTTTGACTGAAATCATGGTGGAGTGTGAATTCAAATGATCCCTTATACTCACTGGATTCGTTTTACCGATTATCATAAACTTGCTGACATCGTGGGAATGCGAGGTGCAGTTTATGGTTTTGTGTGGAATGAAACTATGCCAAAACCATCAGAATGTCCTTCAGATTTTGAGGGATGTGTTTACATTGGAGAATCTGGTGGAACAACTCCATTCTATTACGATAAACAAAATGGTCATAAAGGTAAGTTGAGAACTCATCTTCATAAAAGAATGACTTCCCACCACAAACCTTTGACAACTGGTATTTGCAACGAAAAGAAGTATGAACTTTTTGTTGAACGGTATGGGTGTGGTGATGATGTTTTGAATGGAACTCTTACGGGTATCCCATTGTGGGTTGGATTTATTTGTCCACCAAAAGAAGATCCGGATCATTGTCTTAAATCCTGGATGATCAGTAGGGAACATTACGAAATTTATCAATACCAAAGGAAATTTGGTAAATCCCCACTCATGAATATGGAAGTGGATGGTAAGGGAAAAAATCCAGATTCATATTCTTCGGAAATTATGCAAAATTATGGTGTACTTGAGGAACATTTCATATGATTAATGTAAAACTATTTCGTATTTCTACAGGTGAAGAAGTCGTTGCGGAACTAGTTTCCGAAACAGATACTTCTGTCACTCTTAAAAATGGTCTTGTAGTTCTTCCAACAGCTCAAGGTGGTGTTGGATTTGCTCCGTGGACTCCTGTAATTGATAAAGATAATCCCGAAGTTCAGGTTTCTAAAAACTTTGTGGTTTATATTGCAGATGTTGATAGTCAAATTAAAAACAAGTATAATGAAATCTATGGGAGTAAACTCGTAACTCCTGGTGAAAAGAAACTGATTCTCTGATATGCAACTAGAACTTGATGATGCGATTTACGCAGCGGATAAATTTATTGATTATTTCTCTAACATGGGAAGGATTGATGAATATCTGCGTAATGTGAAACTGGATAGAATGGAACAAATGCCTTCATCTATCCTTGGGATTGGTCCCGAGGATGATATGTTTGATGCATTTGACATGCACCCACAGGATATGAACTTCAAAGTTTATCCTGCAGGAGAGAAGGGTGGATTTACAAATGAATATTTTAATGAAAGATTGCAGATCACTACTTCTCACGCGATTGAGGATAGTATTCCCGGCAAGTCTTTAAAGTGGATTGTGCAAGAAACTAATACACAGAAGATCGTTGGATTCTGTCGTTTTGGTTCTCCTACTATTAATTCTAAACCTCGTAATGATTGGCTTGGACAAACCCCAGAGTTGTCTAGGTTCAATCGTCATGCAATTATGGGATTCATTATTGTTCCCACTCAACCCTTTGGATTCAATTATCTTGGAGGTAAACTTCTTGCACTTCTTTGTTGTTCGCATACTGCTCGTGAAACATTAAATAAGAAGTATGGATCAGATATTTGTTCATTTGAGACTACTTCTCTTTATGGTTCTACCAAAGCCTCATCTCAGTATGATGGTTTGAAACCTTATATGAGGTACAAGGGTCTTACTCAAAGTGATTTTACTCCTCTGCTCCATGATGAAATCTTTCAGGAGTTAAACAAATGGTTTATTCAGAGGAACAACAATCAGGGTTTGGTAAAGGAGGACGCATCGAGTCGCAAACTCAAAACACAACAACGAATGATCTCAATCATCAAAAAGAGCTTACCTTCTCAAAAGGTTGTGGAGTTCCAGACTGCGATTGCAAATGCAAAAAATCTGACTGAACAAAAGAGATTTTATATTTCTGATTATGGTTTTGAGAATTCTCGTGAGGTTATTCTTGGACAGGAAGAAATATTGCGTCCCGGTCAAAATTATGACAAGTTTCATTTTGATCATCTCGTAAATTGGTGGAAGAAAAAAGCTTCTAATCGTTATGAAACTCTGAAGTCCGAAGGTCGTCTTCGTACTGAACTTGAGACTTGGAATAAAAATCCAGATTCTATTGATATTATCCGATGAGTTACGAACTTAAAGACTATCTAAATTCCATCAATTTTACAAAAGAATATTTGATGGAGAATGAAGATCCGCAGTGGGAAAAAAAATATCCTGCATTCGTTGTTAATAAATGTATGTCGGGTCACATTGATACGATCATGTTTGCAAATGAAATGAACATGAATCATGGGTTGCCTTCAAAGTTGCAATATGATTTTTTACTAAATAGTGTCAGGAAACGGAAAAGATTTTCTCCGTGGCTTAAAAAAGAGAAGATTCAAGACCTTGATGCAGTCAAATCGTACTATGGTTATAGTAATGAAAAGGCCCAACAAGCACTGAAAATTCTAACAAAAGATCAAATTAATTATATCAAATCAAAACTTGATGTTGGAGGCAAAAGATGAGTACCTTTGTTGAACCTGAAGTCAGTTGGTCACAAGATCAAATGGTTGAAGTGGTTCTTAATGAACCAGACGATTTTCTGAAAGTCCGTGAAACGCTCACCCGTATTGGTGTTGCCTCACGCAAAGAAAAAAAGATTTATCAATCTTGTCATATTTTGCATAAGCAAGGTAGATATTATATCGTTCACTTCAAAGAATTGTTTGCCCTTGATGGCAAACATGCAAATCTTACTGTGAATGACGTTCAGAGACGCAATAGAATTATCAATCTAATTTCGGATTGGGGTTTAGTTACTATTGTAAAACCAGATTCTATCACTGATGTAGCTCCTCTCAATCAAATCAAAGTCCTTTCTTATAAGGATAAGGGAGATTGGGTTCTTGAGAGTAAGTACAATATCGGTAAGAAAAAAAAGGTAGAACCCTGATATTTTCGGTATACCCAACAAAAGAGGATCGGTTTTACACCCTTCCTCTTTTTTAATATCTGGATATATAATAACGATGGGTCGGGTAATTCTACCGCCCATACTCTAAAGCGGAGTCTTCGGATCCGTAATTCAACCTAACAGACGCTTAAGGAGGTCTATCATGTTACTCGCAAAATACAACACGGCTAACATTGACAAATTTTTAAATGATGTTGAAAAATACAGTATTGGTATGGATGAATGGTTCAACCGTTTGGGAACGGTTCATGAAACTTCAACGAACTATCCACCATATAATTTGATTAAGGAGAGCGAAACTGAGTTTCGTTTAGAGATTGCTCTTGCGGGATATAAAAGAGAAGATATTGAAGTTTTCACTGAATGGAATAAACTCTTCGTTGAAGCGAAGAAGGGGGAAACTTCGGATCTAGGAGAATATCTTCACAATGGTCTTGCAAAGAGGGCCTTTACGAGGACTTGGACACTTTCCGACGATGTTAAAGTATCTGATGTTAAGTTTGAGGATGGTCTTCTCCACATCAAACTAAATAGGATTATTCCTGAACATCAGAAACGAAAGGTGTATGAAATCCTTTAAGCAGTTCTTAGAACAAGTCGGAAACATTAAACAGATTTCTTACCCTGCTGCCGTTAGACATAAAATCTACAATCCGTTGACTGGTAAATCAAAAACAGTCTCTGCAGGAAAAGCTATGCCTAAGAATCCAGGCGGGGGTGGTGATTCCGATGGTGGTAACGGCGACTAAATATTCTATGAATATCGTCGGCGCTAAGGGGTGGACTGGCAAAATCCAGTTGACACCCCCCTTTTTTTGTGGTATCGTAATAAAAGGTATGGAGTAATTATGTCGGTTAAATTGGTACTATTAAAATCTGGAGAAAATATTATTGCAGATATTAAAGAGTATGTTAATGAAAAAGAGGAAGTGATTTCTTTGGTTTTTTCCAATCCTTACGTTGTTAAACTTTTGACTCCGGAATTATTGATGGAAACCGGAATCGCACTTAATAGTGAAGTAGAACATAGAGTTTCTTTTTATCCTTGGATTGTTTTATCTCAAGATAAAACTGTTGCAATTAATCCCGATTGGGTGATTACTATTGTAAATCCTCACGAATGGATTAAAACATCTTACGAAACAAAAATGAATTTGAGTGTAGAGGATCAAAAAACGGAAATCATTGAAGAAAGTAGTGTACAATTAATCGAATCCAACGGAGATGGAGAAAATGGATGATGTTCAAGTTATTGTTTTAGTTGGCGGAACAACAATTATTTCTAGAATTGCCGCAATGGTATCGGAACTTGGAGAACCAGATTGCAAACTTATAAATCCATATCAAATTATGGAGGAAAAATTGAGCCCATGGTTATCTGAGTTTACCGATTCTTCGGATGCGATTATGATCTCTTCAGACAAGATTTTGACTTTAGTTGATCCAAAAGAAACTCTACTTAATGATTATTTGACTCTTATTCAATGAAATTTTATACAAATGTCTTTCTTCTTGGAAATAATATCCTTGTTCGTGGATATGAAAACGGAAAACATTTTACAGTAAAAGAAGAGTTTTTTCCAACATTTTACGTTCCTTCGAAAAAGAAGAGTGAATATAAAACCCTAGATGGTCAGGATGTGGAACCAATTCGCCCTGGTACAATTAGGGATTGTAAAGATTTCCTTGAGAAATACTCTGGTGTGGATGGATTCCGTGTGTACGGAAATGATAGATTCATTTATCAGTATATTGCGGAAAAATATCCCGAGGATGAAATTAAGTTTGATATTAACAAAATTAAACTTGTTACAATTGATATCGAGGTTGCTGCTGAAAGTGGATTTCCTGATGTATTTAATTGTGCTGAAGAACTTTTATTGATTACGGTTCAGGACTATAATACTAAACAGATTACTACATTTGGTTCTCGTCCTGCAAAAGTCACGCAAGAAAATGTAAATTATATTTATTGCAAGGATGAGTATGCTCTGATTGGTTCCTTTATGGATTGGTGGCAGAACAATACTCCAGAAGTAATTACTGGTTGGAACTGTGAACTTTATGACCTTCCATATCTTGTGGGTCGTATTTCGAGATTGATGGGTGAGAAGGTTGCAAAGAAACTTTCTCCTTGGAATATTGTTCGTGTTAATGAGGTAACTATTTCTGGTCGTAAACAACTTAGTGTTGATATCGCTGGTGTTTCTATTATTGATTATCTGGATCTCTATAAGAAATCTCCTGCAACTCCTAATCAGGAAAGCTACCGACTGGATCATATTGCTTTCATGGAGTTGGGTCAGAACAAGTTGGATCACTCGGAATACGATACTTTTCGTGACTTCTATTCCAATAACTGGCAAAAGTTTGTGGAATATAATATTGTTGACGTAGAACTTGTAGACCGACTTGAGGATAAACTAAAACTCATTGACCTATGTTTCACTCGTGCGTTTGACGCAAAGGTAAACTTCAATGACATTGCATATCAGGTAAGGACTTGGGATGCAATTATCTACAATTATCTTCTCAAGAAAAAGATTGTAATCCCTCAGAAGGAACGCAATACTAAGAGCGAAAAGTATGCAGGCGCTTATGTTAAAGAACCGACTCCAGGAATGTATGAATGGGTCGTGAACTTTGACCTTAACTCCCTGTACCCGCATTTGATTATGCAGTACAACATTTCTCCAGAAACTCTTGTTGATACTCGTCACCCCAATGTGAATGTGGAGAAAGTCTTAAAGAAAGAACTAACATTTGAGATGTACAAAGACTATGCAGTATGTGCAAATGGTGCAATGTATAGGAAAGATATTCGTGGGTTCCTTCCAGAACTTATGGAGAAGATGTACAATGAACGAGTTATCTTCAAAAAGAAGATGATTGAGGCGAAGAAAGCTTATGAGAAAACTAAAACCAAGGAATTGGAAAAAGAGATTTCTCGTTGCGATAACATTCAGATGGCTAAAAAGATTGCACTTAACTCTGCTTATGGTGCTATTGGTAATGAATATTTCCGTTACTACAAACTTGCAAATGCAGAAGCGATCACTCTATCTGGTCAAGTAGCCATTCAGTGGATTGAGGAGAAAATGAACTCTTATATGAATAAGGTTCTCAAAACTCAGGAGGTTGATTATGTCATTGCTATGGATACTGACTCCATTTATCTTAATATGGGTCCTTTTGTTGACGCTGTATTCAAAGGGAGAGAGAAAACTACTGATGAAGTTGTTACTTTCCTTGATAAGGTCTGTTCGTTGGAACTTGAAAAGTATATTGAAGGTTCTTACCAAGAATTGGCCGACTACTTGAATGCATACGATCAAAAGATGTACATGAAACGTGAGAATATTGCGGAACGTGGAATCTGGACAGGTAAAAAACGTTATATCCTTCGTGTGTGGGACTCTGAGGGAGTTCGTTATGAGAAACCCAAACTGAAAATGATGGGCATCGAGGCAATCAAAACTTCAACTCCTGCACCTTGTCGGAAGATGATTAAAGATGCAATTGACCTGATCATGACTAAAGGTGAAGATGATGTAATCGATTTTATTGAAAACTCTCGTAAAGAATTTAGATCATTGACACCAGAACAGATTGCATTTCCTCGTAGTGTTTCTGAGATCAATAAATGGATCTCTAAAAGTACAATGTATAATAAGGGAGTTCCTTTTCATGTTAGAGGCGCTATTCTTTACAATCATTACACAAAGAAAGCTGGACTGGATAAAAAGTATCCCGCAATACAAAGTGGAGAGAAGATAAAATTTCTTTATCTGAAAGTTCCCAATCCTATTCAGGAAAATGTAATGGCTTTTATCCAAGATTTCCCTAGAGAACTTGAATTGGAAAAATATATAGATTATGACACGCAGTTTAGTAAGTCTTTTGTAGAACCGATGAAGATTATTCTTGATTCAATTGGTTGGTCGGTTGAAAAGAGCATTAGTTTGGAGAGTTTCTTTTCGTGAGTAAATATGTAGTAGTTTGGACTGAACCTGGGGAGTTATCTCCAGTTAAAAATAGAAAACTATTTGATTCAGTTTCCGCTGCATATTGGTTTGCAAATGAACTTAAAAAGAGGTATAATTGGGTCATATGTACAGAGGCTAAAAATTTGGAGGAATGAATGGATTTACCTATTAATGATGATGAACTGAATACTATTATTAGTGCCATGACTATGGGTGGTAATACGGCACTATATCAAAAACTTAAACTTGTAAGGGAATTGCGTGAACAAGGCCTTCCTTACAAAAAAATTCTTCGTGAACAATATGGGATGGTAGCCTGATGGATTTTCTTAAAGATATTGTAAAAGAAATTGGTAGTGAGTATACACAACTTGCTTCTGATATTGATGAGACGGAAACTTATGTTGACACGGGTTCATACATTTTTAATGCACTGGTTTCAGGTAGCATATTTGGTGGTGTATCTGGGAATAAGATTACTGCTATTGCTGGAGAGTCTTCTACTGGAAAGACTTTTTTCTCTCTCGCCGTGGTTAAGAACTTTCTTGATAATAATCCCGATGGTTACTGTCTCTACTTTGACACTGAGGCTGCTATCACTAAATCTTTACTAGAATCTCGTGGAATTGATACTACTCGTTTGGTGGTTGTTAATGTTGTTACTGTTGAAGAGTTTCGCGGAACGGCACTCAAAGCAGTAGATCTTTACATGAAAAAACCTGAGTCTGAACGTAATCCTTGTATGTTTGTGTTGGACTCTTTGGGAATGCTTTCTACAAGTAAAGAAATCACGGATGCATTGAATGATAAAGAAGTTCGTGACATGACCAAATCACAACTTATTAAAGGTGCATTCCGTATGCTTACTCTTAAACTTGGACAAGCAAAAATTCCAATGATTGTCACAAATCATACTTATGATGTTATTGGTTCGTATGTACCAACGAAAGAAATGGGCGGCGGCAGTGGTCTTAAGTATGCCGCTTCTAGTATCATTTATCTCAGCAAAAAGAAAGAAAAGGATGGAACAGAAGTGGTCGGCAATATTATCAAGGCTAAGACTGCTAAATCGCGTTTAAGTAAGGAGAATAAAGATGTGGAAGTACGTCTCTACTACGATGAGAGAGGATTGGACCGATATTATGGGTTATTGGAACTTGGAGAAATTGGAGGACTTTGGAAAAACGTTGCGGGTCGCTATGAAATTGATGGTAAGAAAATTTATGGTAAACAAATTCTTGCAAATCCCGAAGAATATTTTACGACAGAAGTAATGCAAGCTTTAGATGAAATCGCACAGAAAGAGTTTTGTTATGGATGATTTTATCAAGGTATATGATAATATACTTGATAAAGATTTATGCGATACTTTAATCCATCTATTTGATGTTAGTGGGTACAAAGAAATTATTAATAATAAGGGTACTCCCAACTTTACTCAACTGAATATCAATCAAAAACATCCGGAAAATATTCAAAAGCTATCTCTATTAACAAAGAGTGTATTGGATCTTTACAAAAAAGAGTTTTCCGATTACACTAGATGGTATCCAACAAGACTTTTTTTGGAGGAGTTTCGCATCAAAAAATATCATTCACGTAGTCACGATCGTTTTGATATTCATGTTGATGTAGAAAATTATGCATCCGCAAGAAGGTATTTAGCTTTCTTGTATTATTTGAATGATGACTTTACTGGTGGGGAAACAGAATTTCCTCATCATAACAAAAAGATTGTTCCTAAAACAGGATCAGTCATGGTGTTTCCTCCTACTTGGCAGTATCCTCATGCAGGATTGCGTGTCAACAAAGGAGTTAAGTATATTATGTCCACTTATTGTCACTATTACTAATGGAAAGGGTTGAAACTACTATTCTCAGGAGTCTCGCATTTAATGAAGAATATTCTAGAAAGGTTCTACCTTTTATCCGAACTGAATACTTTACTGACTACACTGAGAAAGTAGTTTTTGAGGAGATTTGTAAGTTTATTTTTAATTATAATAAACTGCCTACTAAGGAAATTCTTCATGTTGAAGTTGAGAACCGTACAGATCTCAATGAGAATACTTATGCAGAAGTAACTCAATACGTTTTTGGTCTTGATGAATCTCTTCTAGATACATCTTGGCTATGTGATACTACTGAGAAGTGGTGTCGTGATAAAGCCATCTATCTTGCATTGATGGAGTCTATCTCTATTGTCGATGGTAAGGACTCTAAGAAAACTAAAGATGCAATCCCATCTATTCTTTCAGATGCACTTGCAGTTAGTTTTGATACGAATGTAGGTCACGATTACCTTCAGGACTATGGAGAACGATACGAATTTTACCATCAGACCGAAGAAAAAATTCCTTTTGATTTGGAATTCTTCAACAAGATTACAAAGGGTGGAATTCCTAATAAAACTCTCAACATTGCTCTTGCAGGCACTGGTGTTGGTAAGTCTCTATTCATGTGTCATTTTGCTGCTTCTGTTCTTCTTCGCGGTAAGAATGTACTTTATATTACTATGGAGATGGCTGAAGAAAGGATTGCTGAAAGGATTGACGCAAATCTTTTAAATGTTAATATTCAAGAAATTGCTAATCTTCCTCGCCAAATGTTTGAGACAAAAGTTAGTAATCTTGCAAAGAAGACTCAAGGAACTCTTATAATTAAAGAGTATCCAACTGCATCGGCGCATAGTGGACACTTTAAGTCACTTCTTAATGAACTTGCACTTAAGAAGTCATTTAAGCCTGATATTATCTTCATTGATTACCTTAATATTTGTGCTTCCTCTCGGTATAAGGGTAATCTTTCTGTCAATTCTTATTCGTATATCAAGGCTATTGCTGAAGAACTTAGGGGACTCGCCGTTGAGTTTAACCTCCCGATTGTCTCCGCTACTCAGACTACTCGTTCAGGTTATGGTAATAGCGATGTTGAACTTACTGATACTAGTGAGTCCTTTGGTCTCCCTGCTACTGCTGATCTTATGTTTGCCCTTATTGGAACAGAAGAGCTTGAAGAGTTGGGACAGATTATGGTAAAACAATTGAAGAACCGTTATAATGATCCTACAATCAATAAAAGATTTATTGTAGGAATCGATCGTGCAAAGATGCGACTCTATGATTGTGAACAGAGTGCTCAAAGTGATATACTTGACTCTGGACAAGAAGAGGAGTATACTTATGAGGAAAAGAAAACAGGACCTAAAAAATCATTCGAGGGATTTAAATTCTGATGACTAAAAATATTGACTTTGCAAAATATACTCATTTTGTAGATGCAGTGACTTCTGAAGCATCTACTGATTTTCTTGCTCTTTCTAATCGTCTTGTAGAACTGGATGAGAAAGGTGCAAATATTGAACGACTTTTGACTGCAGGCGTTGGTATCAATGCTGAGGGTGGGGAGTTTCTTGAGATCATTAAGAAAATGATCTTCCAAGGTAAACCCTTCAATGAAGATAACCGACATCATCTTATCATTGAACTTGGTGATATTATGTGGTATGTTGCACAAGCTTGTATGGCTCTTGGAGTTACTATTGATGAAGTCATCGCAGGTAATGTAACTAAACTTGAGAAACGCTATCCTGGTGGTTCTTTTGATCCGTACTATTCCGAGAACCGGGTGGAAGGTGATCTGTGAAAAAGAAAGTAGTTCTTGAGATGACTTTTGAAGAATCGAGTGAAGTTCTTATGGCTTTGATTGATGCTCAAAAGGGTTATGCTGAAGGTCCAACGGAACCAAAACGAATCTCTAATATTCGTGAAGTTCTTTTGAATCTTGATGAGGCAATGGAAAACTATATTTCTAACAAATAATTTGAAACCCTTCCATAAATATTTGGAAGGGTTTTTTGGTACTTATGGCAAAGTTAAATGAGGGAGATGTGATGGAGGGCGTTTTTGCCATCTGTCTTGCCGAGTTATTTGCAAATGGTACGATTAATAAATCGAATGTCAATAAGTGGAGAAGACAAATCGATCCAGGTATTTTTAAAAATGGTAGATCTGAAATTGTAGTTAGAGAATTTAAAGATGGTCGTCCGCAAGATCAAATTAAGGTTACATTAATTATTAGATTAAAGTATGAATCTACAAACATGGCATTTGGGCCAAACTATGCACCACTTTATGAGAAAAGTGCAGACGTAGGAAACATTGATAGAAAGATTGATAATCTGATTACGTTCACTAAAACACATTATCAAGATCTTATTCGGAGAACAAAAGACAGTTATTTAAAAAACAATAAGTCAGATAAAGTTGATATTCTCATTAATGCTGATGGGATTGCTGGAGAATCTTCTGGTGGGGATATTAAGGGTGATTTAGAAGTTAGTGTAACTATGAATGGAACTAAACAACTTGATAGGACATTGAGTTTTTCTTTGAAGTCTGGAAGTAAAACCTTAGCTAACTTAAGTCCATTTAATGGAATGATGGACATTGTAAAAAGATTTGGAGTTACACTTCCAAACGAAACAAAATATAGAAAAATATTGGGAGAACAACTTGCACAAGCAAGAACTCCATTAGAAAAAAAATTAAAGGTAGATACTATTAAAGAATTATATAAAGAAACTTTGGAATCACTTGAGGATGCTTCTAGAAATTCTACTTTTAAAGATCAAGCTTTTGAATTATTTAAGTCCATGACTTTTGGATCTGATTTAGCTAATGTAGTTGATATTGATAAAACAAAAATAAAAGAAATTACTGTTGATTACATAAATGAGCTTCAACAAAAAACAACATCAATAGATGTACAAAAAACTGGAGATAACTTAAAATTTAAAATAGTTCCTGGAAATAAAGAACTGTTTCAGTTAAGATTTAAAAAAAGAGTTGCTGGAAGTGGGGAAGACTTCCAAATTAAAGAATTAAAATTTTATGTGGAAGCTGGTCCAGCAGCTTATGCACCAAAAGAAAAATAATAAATACCTTTATGGTTAAGGAATCCTACTCAGTTAATAATGAAAAATTTTAGTAACTTCCTCATCGAAGCCAGAGAAACCTCTGCATCTTCCGAAGCCAAAAGACTTGGTTTGACTGGAGATGGCCATGGAGGATGGTACGATAAGCAAGGCGAATTTGTTGCTAAAACCGTGGCTGGTAAACTGAAATTTTTTGGTAGTGATAATACCCCAGGTCAAAAGGACTCTCCAAGTCAACCACAAACACCTGCAGCACAACCACAAGTTGCACAACAAACACAACAGGATGTTACACAAGAACCTACTCAACAAACTACACAACAAGTTCCACCAGAACAACAATCTTCTCAAGAACAAGTTCCTGCAGAAATGCCAGTTCCAGAAACACCTGGAGTTGTAGTAGTATTTGGTAGATTTAATCCACCGACAGTTGGACACGAAAAACTTTTAAAGAGAGCTGCAAAAGAAGCGGAAAAGAGAGGTTATGAACTAAGAATCTACCCATCTCGTTCACAAGACGCAAAGAAGAATCCTTTAACTCCACAGATGAAGATTTCTTACATGCGTCAAATGTTCCCTGATTATGCGGATAGTATTATTGATGACAAGGGTTCTAAGACAATTTTCAATGTACTGACTGGTTCAAATGAAGAAGGTCATAAGAACATGATCATTATGGTTGGTGCTGATAGACTTAGTGAGTTTCAAGGTTTAAGTCACAAGTATAATGGTGAACTCTATAACTATGATCAACTAGAAGTAGTTTCTGCAGGAGATAGAGATCCAGACTCTGATGATGTAACTGGAATGTCTGCATCTAAACTTCGTTTGGCTGCAGCGGAAGGTAATTTTGTGAAGTTTGCAAAGGGTGTTCCAGATACTCTTACTAACATGGAAAAAATGGAACTCTTTAATGTCCTTCGTAGATCTATGAATGTGAGTGAGGAGACTGAAGTATGGGAGGTTGCTCCTAAACTCGATGAAGAAGGTATGAGAGATGCGTATCTTGTAGATCACATTTATGGGGTTGGTAATCTTGTCGAAAATATGAATACAGGGTTGACTGGAGAAGTTATTCGTAGGGGAACAAATTATGTTATTTGTGTTACTGAAGACGGTATAATGTTTAAGTCGTGGTTGAAAGATCTTGTTGAGAATCCCCATGAGATTGGTACAGATGAGTATAGAGACTATGTTCAGTCATTAACTCCAGGTCAAGAGGTTAAGAGTTATACTGGTGTTAAGATTGCTTCCATTTACGATAAATTCCGTAAGGGCAAAAAGAATAAATAAAACTAGCAGTATTTCTACAAAATAAATGGCTAGTTGGGAAGAATTTTCGCGTATTGTTGCAGAAGCTAAAGCATCTAAAAAATTAGATCCAGTCGGTCAAGAAGATGACGACGTGGATAATGATGGTGATTCGGATTCTTCCGATAGCTATTTGAAGAAGAGAAGAGCTACTGTTGGTGCTGCGATTGCTGCTGACAAGAAAAAGAAAGTAGAAGAAGCTCTTGACCCAGTAGGTCAGGAAGATAAGGATATTGACAACGACGGAGATCACGATAAGTCTGATAAGTATCTTTTAAATCGTAGAAAAGTTAGAGCTAAAGTCATTCCCCCTCAGGAAAGACTGAAGACTGATAGAGATATGTTTAATATCCCCAAGTCTGAACAGGAAGCTGCTCGTGAGAGAATTCTTGCGAAGTCAAAGGCTAGAAGAGAAAAAATGAAAGAAGATGTCGAACAGATTGACGAGAGTGATATTGGTGATAGAGCGAGAAGAGTAGTAGGGGATCAAAGACAAGGATACCATGGAGATGATGATGTTTTGAATAAGACTAGAAAAAAACTTGATAGTCCTGTTCTCAAATCATATCCGGGTGGATTTCCAGCATTTAAGGGAGCTTCTAAACCAAGTGTAAAAACCACTCAGGTTGCTCACTTTGAACCAGAAGGTGAAATGGTTGAAGAGGATAAAGAGTATCGTCGTGAGATGAGAAAGGTTGCTGCAAGAGAAAGAGCTGAGGAAAGAAAAGAAAAAGGTGGTAAGGCTGCAAAAAGTCCTGGTAGAGAAGGTCCATCTGCAGGTAAAACTTATGCAGATTATCAAGAGATTTCTATTAAAGCTCATGATAAAATTACAAAGAAAAATAAAAATCCGATTGGACTTGTAACTAAAGAGGAATACATTGAGGAAATGCCATATCAGGTATATGGTTCTCACGATGGTAAGAAAGAAAAGAAAATTGGCAAACCAGTAAAGAGTAGAAAGTATGCTCATGATAGAGCTGATGAACTTTCTGATACTCATAAGGAAACTGGTGGAAAGTTTCGTGTTCAGAAAGAGGAAAACGATCTTGATGAAGGAATGTCCATGAAGGACTTCAAAGCAAACCGCAGAAAACTCAAGCGTAGAGAAGCCTCTGCCGATGCTAAGAAGAGAGGTCATGTAGGTAAAGAATGGTACAACAGTGGTAGAACATATTCTCCAGATGAGGCAAAGTCCAACCGTGCAAAACTGGATGATGAAGAAAGAAGAACAAGACATCGCAGTTCTATGGACCCTGAGGGTGATGATAGTAACTACTCAGCAGATAAGACGAAGAATCCCAAGAAACTCCGCAAGCAAAAAGCAATGGGTGAAGGATATCTTGAAGAAAAGTCTCTAAGTAGAGCACAACAAAGATTTATGGGTATGGTTTATGCCGCGAAGAAAGGTGGGACTCCCGCATCTCCCGAAGTTGCAAAGGCTGCATCTGGCATGTCTAAGAAAGCTGCAAGAGATTTTGCAAAGACAAAACATGAAGGACTTCCTGAAAAGAAAGAAGATACTAAAGAGGAGTTGTGTTTAGTAGATAGAATTCTTCTAGAAGTTTCTGATGCACAACTTATGGCTGCAAAAGCCAGGAGAGAAGAACGCTCAAAAAAGCAGCAAGATAGACTTCATCAAGCTAAAGTAGCTACTAAAGCTAATAAGATGATGAGAGATGAAGTCAAGGAAAAAGAAACTCCAAAGGAAGATAAAGAGAAGACAAAAAAAGAAAAAGCAAAAGACGAAGTAAAGACCAGAAACACTGCAACTGAAAGAGCTGCAAGAACTTCTGCTGCTGGTAGAGTAAAGGCTGCAAGAATTGCAAGAGAGGCTGAAAAGGAAAAAGAAGCTGCTAGAACTGAAAGACAACGCGAAAGACTCAGTTATACTGAGAAGAGTAAAAAAGAGAGGGAACAAAAGAAATCCGAACAGGAAAGAAAAAAGGAGGAAACCAGAAAATCAAAAGAGGAAGAAAAGGCAAAACAAAGTAAATCTAAAGAAAGACAAAAAGAATTGGAGAGAAAGGAAAAGGAAAAAATTAGTCAGATAAAAGAAAGGGAACAGTCTAGGAAAAAAAGAAGATCTGAACTGAAAGGGGATATTAAGTCTGCTTGGAGTAAACCTATAAAAGTTGCTGGGGATAAAAAAGATACTGAAGCAGTATCTGCAGGTGTAAGTAATGTTGGAAATTTGGTTTCAGCAGTTGCTAAAACTGGAGTTGCTCTTGGTAAGTATGCTTATAAAAAAGCAACAGAAAAAAAAGGTGAGAAGGGATCTGAACCTCCTAAATCCGAAAAGAAGGAACCAGTAAAATCTGAATCTAAACCAGAAACTACATCTGCAGAGAGAGTTTCTATAAAAAGTGATGAAAAAAAGACCGACACAACTCCTAAAAAATTATCTGGTACTCCAGAAAGGAAAAAGTTACCTGTAAGTCCAGAGAGAAAGAAACTAGTTCCATCTACAAAAAGACTTCCTGCTGCAGGTGAAACTGGTAAACCCAAAAGAGAAACTGGAATGAGTCTAGGTCAAAGAGCTAGAAGAAATCCAGCATTGAAATCTTCACTTATTAAGTCAAGAATGGAAGAGTATTCCAATTGGAGAGAAGAATTTATTTTTGAAGTTGACGATCAATCAATCAAAGAACCACAACAAAAAATTATTGATGTGACAAAAAAGAAAAATAAAATTGAGATTAATCCGAATATGAGTGAGGGTTGTGGATGCGATGAAAAAGAGAAGGAAGAAACCCCTAAAAAAGATATGAGAGATCTTCCAACTAAAGTTAATCTTGTAAAAACCAAGGCAAGATTAATGGGATCTAGAAATCCTATGATGATGGTAGTTTCTAAAGAAGAAACTGAAATTGAAGAGGGTATGACCATGGATGACTTCAAAAAACAAAGAAGGCGTCAAAAGGAAGAACCACCAGTGAGAAAGCGTGGTGGAATAAGTGCTCCAGAAGATGAACGCAGTATTGGTGGTGAAGCAAATAGAAAAAATAAAGATTACTGGGCAAGTGTTGTGGGTAAAAACAGAGATAGAGGTTCTGGAAACAAGGCAAAACGACGTGCTTCCAAACTTGGTGAGTCTGCTGCATGGACAAAGAAAGAGGGAAAGTCTGAGTCAGGCGGATTAAACGAAAAAGGCCGTAAGTCCTACGAACGCGAGAATCCTGGTTCTGATTTGAAGGCACCTTCAAAGAAAGTTGGTAATCCTCGTCGTGCATCATTTTGTTCAAGAATGAAAGGCATGAAGGAGAAACTTACTTCTGCTAAAACTGCTAACGATCCTGATTCCAGAATTAACAAAAGTTTGAGAGCCTGGAATTGTTAAGTTAAAATTGATTAGCAAATAAATAACAATAACTGCTAATCAATTTATGGCTCGTGATTCTAAAAAACCAAATAATAAAGGTGAATATTGTTGTTCTAAGTGTAAAGAGTGGTTGCCTCCAGAATCTTTTACTAAGAATAAAAAACAAACAACAGGATTATCCTATGCTTGTAGAAATTGTATGTTAGAACACACGAGAACATACAATTTGATAAGTAAATATGGAATAAATTCTGACTTTTATAAAAAAATGTTAAATGAACAATGTTCCAAATGTGATTGTTGTGGTAAAGAATTGAAAGATAAGGGAAACTATAAAGAAAGACCTGTTGTAGATCATAATCACAAAACGGGTAAAGTTAGAAGTTTACTGTGTCATAAATGCAATCTTGCTCTCGGAAATATGGATGATAGTAGTGAATATGCACTCTTATTGCATAAATATCTTTATAGGTACGGATGCTAATGAAATCCTTTAATCAATTTTTATCAGAAGCCATCAACATTGCTGGAGATTTCAACGGAAATCTCTATATCAATGGCTCAGAAACACAATCAGAACCAGTCAAAGAATCTTTTCTTGCTGATGTAGTTTGGCAGGGTAAGATTTATCGTATGGAAGTTGAAGGTAAAATTATGGATAAAAATGAACTTGCAGAACAACTGCAAGATGAATATCCAGGTGCAATTGTGCATAATGTTTATCCAAACTCAACAAGTTCAGTAAAAGTTAAAAACGCACAGAGATATCACCCATCAAAGTTAGAATGGATTGATTGATTATGGCATTTAAAAATTATATTTGGGATGAACAATTTGATTTGAATGTTGCTCGTGGAAAAGTTCGTGGGGCATCAACACTTCATAAGTTTGGTGCTACTCCAACACAGTCAACTAATGTTACGGCAACTGTTTGGGATAAATCAGATACTTTATATCCTTGGAGTGCTTTTAATGCTCCTGGAGTTCTTGTAGCGGCACAAGTTGGTGCAGATGATAATGGAAAAGTAGTAACTATTATTGGTCTTGATTCAAATTGGGATATTATTGAAGAAGACTTTACATTATCAAGTGCAGGAACAGTCACTGGAACCAAAACTTTCAAAAGAGTTTTTAGGGGATTTGTAAAAACTGGTGATACTAATATAGGTCAACTCAATTTTTCTAGAGGTGGAACAGAAGTTCTTAGAATTCTTGCAGGACTTGGACAAACTCTAATGACTGTTTATACTGTTCCTAATGGTTATACTGGTTATTTGTATCAGGGAGTTTGCACTGCTCAAGCATCCGCAGATGCCACTGGATATATGTATGTTAGATATAACAGCACTGGAACTGCATTTAGAGTCGGGCATACTTTTGAAGTCAGTGGAGGTGGTGGAGAATATTTTTATAAATTTGCATTTCCAATTCAAATTCCAGAACATTCGGATATTGATATAAGACTTACAAGTAGAAGCAACAACGGTAGATACACTGCTGCTTTTGATATGTTGTTAATTAAGAACGAGTTATGAGTGAGTTTCCTTGGGGAGTTGCAATTATACTTGGTTGCGGTTTAGCTTTTACTGCTTATGTAATCTACTACATAATAAGGTTAGCATTTGAGGAAATGAAAGATGAAACACCTGAGTCTGATTCTATCAATCACAAGTCTGAGCATTAGTGCTGCGATTGGTGTAGGTGCATATATCACCTATCAAAAAGCACAGAAGATTCTAGACAACCCAGAAGAGTTTGTTGGAAAGGTTGTTGAGAATCAAGTCAATAAGGCTTTTGAAAAACTACCTATTCCTAAACTAAATACTGGGAGTATTAAGTTTCCTTTCTAATGGCTGACAAAGATCCTTACGTCTATAGAATACGTTCAGTACACAAGGTAGTAGATGGCGACACTATTGACGCTGACATTGATTTGGGTTTTGATATCTCCCTTACTAAGCGAATTCGTCTTGCTGGTATCGATACCCCAGAGAGCAGAACAACTGATGCTTATGAAAAAAAACTTGGTATTGAAGTTAAAGATTGGCTCAAGCACAGATTAGAATTTGCTAAAGATATTTTAATCAAGACGGAGTTGCCAGATAGTACCGAAAAATATGGTCGTATCATCGGTCATCTGTTTATCAATGGCGAAGAAGTATCCATTAATAACCAAATGGTTACTGAAGGATATGCTTGGGAATATGATGGCGGAACGAAGAAAAAAGATTTTAATGAACTTTTAAGTAGAAGGAAATCATAAATACGGCTGCCTATACACAGAGGTTATCATGGGAGCAGTTGTCGTTGTAGTAAAACCAATTCTTCTTCAGATTGCTACACATCCAGCAGTCAAGAATCTCGTTATTTCTCTTCTTGAGAAGTATGTGAAGTCCACAGATAATAGTATTGATGATCAAATTCTTGAAACTGTTAAAGTACTTCTCTTTAAACCAGAAGAGCCTAAAGCATGATTACTTGTTTCGTAACCAACTGGGGAGTAACCATTCTTCTAGGATTACTCCTCTCTCTATCGGAGTGGTTGTCAAAAACTAAAAGGACAGAAGCGAACGGTATTCTTGACTTTTTATCTTTGTTTTTGAGGACCGTTTTGAACAAAGGCCCTAAAAACTAGGGTCTATTTTTTTATAAATAAGATTTAGATAAGAACATAATTTGGAGAAAACCAATGCCTCTTTGGGGAAATTCTACTTCAGACGAATCAAGACCTAAGTGGTTACGCGAGGGTGATAAACCAGCTAACGATCTTAATGAGTGTTTTGCTGATGAAAGAGGTTGGGTAATCAGACATGCAGATGGTAACGAAGAGGTTCTCGTTTCGATTGGTGGATTGTCAGGATACGCAACTACAGATACTGGACTTGGTAATGCGACTATCGTTCGTGTATACTTTGGTGCAACTGGTTATTCAACATCTTCTACTGGAACAGTTTATGTTCAGTATAATGAAAAAGTAGATGTTAAGAATCTTGCTGCTACTCTTAATGTAACCGCTTCTATTGCTGGTACTTTAGTTGCTTATGCAACTACAACTACTGCAAATAAGACAGTTGGATTTGCATTCACAACTCCTGCTGCTGCACAAACTCTTGTAATTCCTGGACAAACAATCGCTGGCATTATTACTGATACTTCAACATCTGTTGCTTCTGATAAGATCTTTGTTTCTACTGAAGTAACGGGTGCTGGTGGTAGTGGAATTACAACTACTGTTGGCGTTACCACTGGTTGACTTTAATACGGTATGAGATTTGATGAATTGAACGAAGACAATTATATAATGTTTGCAATCAAACATTACGAAAATCCTCATGCTGTAACGCAAGAGGATTTTTATGAGGATCTTAAAAGATTTAAGTGGATAAAAAGACTTTTAAAAAGGTATCAAAGTACTGGAATTTTAAAATCTCATTTACTCATAAATCATTTTATTATTCTTTATAATGTATTTGGAGATGCCGCAACACCATTGCTTTTTTTTAAAATTGATCGTGAGTTGTGGCCAGTAGTTAAAACATTCGTTGTTTATTTGGGTAGACTTCCGGAATATCCAAGGTCTGCTCTACATGATATACCTATGGATAATAATTGTTTGCAAGATTTAAGTAAACTATGAAAGATCATATTCTTCAAAATGCAATTCATATTATTCGTAACTTAATGGAAGAAGGTATGGTTGTAGGCACCGGCGGATTTACTGGTTCTGCAGATCCAAAGGGTCCTGTTGCTGGATTTGATCCTATCATTGGAACTCCGGATGGAAGATCTAGATTAATGAAAAGACTACCAAAAGAATATAGTAAATTCCTAAGAAAGCATAAAAAGAAAAAGAAAAAGGACAAGTAAAATGGCCTTCGGTCTTCAAAAATTAGCAGTTTTAGAATCAAAACTTGGAATTTATGAAGATCTCTCCAAAGAGATGCTTGACAAACTTGAAAGAGCTGTAGATAAAATTTCAGAAGGAAATAACCAGATCGCTCAAGTTCTTGCTAGACATGAAGAAAAGTTAGATCAGTCTGAACGTGCTGATGAACTACTTCTTAAAATGATGGAAGAAATGAAAAGTTCTAATAGTAAAGAACATCAAGCTGTTATCAAAAGAATTGAGACCGTGGAGACAAGAGTTAATGATCTTGCGACTTTTAGGTGGATGACTGTTGGCATTGCTACAACTGCTGCAGTTATTATTAGTTCTGCAGGATTTTTTGGAAACCTGTTGACAACAGGAAATGGTGGTGGTATAGTAGGTGGAGCTAATACAACACTTTCTAAATGAGCCTCATTGATTCTAAGTATATTGGACTAGTTTCAGTAAGACTTCAAAAGTTTGCAAAAAAGAAAGAAGGTTTATATAATTTTCGTTGCCCATATTGTGGGGATTCCGAAAGACATAAAAATAAGGCTAGGGGATATCTTTACCGGTTGAAGAATGACCATAATTTCAAATGTCATAATTGTGGCGTCTCTAGAACCTTCACAAACTTTCTTAAGGATACTGACCCTGCTCTACACGATCAGTACGTCTTTGAGAGGTATAAAACGGGTGCCACGGGGCGGGGATCCAATACACCAGAACCAGTTCAATTTAAGTTTGAAAAGCCAGATTTCTCAAAAAAAGATTTTGACCTACCAAAAATTTCAGAACTAAATACAACACACCCAGCCAGAAAATTTTTAGACAATCGAAGAATCCCGAGTAAATATCTGGGCGAACTTTATTTCGCCGAAAGGTTCAAAAAATGGACCAATATTCAAAAATATACATTTGAAAATCTAGATAATGATGAACCAAGGATCATCATTCCCTTAAAGAATAACGGAGAAATATTTGGGTTTCAGGGGAGATCGCTCAATCCAAAATCAAAACTTAAGTATATTACAATTATTTTGGATGACCACCACCCCAAGATCTACGGTTTGGATAAAGTTGACTGGAATAAAACAGTTTATATTGTAGAAGGCCCTTTTGATAGTATGTTTATTGACAATTCTATTGCAATGGTCGGTGCAGATATAGACAAAATGTTTTTCGTCTCAAACTCTGAAACAAAATTTGTAATGATTTATGATAACGAAAAACGTAATAAACAAATTGTTGATAGAATGGAAAAGGCGATAGATTGGAAATTTCCAATCGTTATTTGGCCTGATACAGTACAACAAAAAGACATCAATGATATGATTTTATCTGGACTTAATGTTCAATCTGTGATAGAATCAAATGTCTATAGTGGATTACAAGCTAAAACAAAACTTACTAGTTGGAAGAAAACATGAGTAACGGGACTAAAGTTGTAAAGAGAAACGGAAATACCGAAAATCTTAACCTAGATAAAATTCATAAAATGGTTGAGAGTGCCACTGAAGGTCTTGCGGGAGTTTCTGCATCTCAAGTTGAAATGCAGTCGGGTATTCAATTTTACGATGGAATTACAACAGCAGAAATTCAGGAGATTTTGATTCGTTCTGCTTCTGATCTTATTGATCTTGAATCTCCTAATTATCAATTTGTTGCCGCAAGACTTCTTTTGTTTGGACTCTACAAACAAGTTTTTGGTCCTTCTTGGAATCAAGGATTTCCTCATATTTTGAATCACCTTGTCGGGGGATCTTCAAAGGGAATATATGATAAAAAACTTCCTTCCAGATACTCTCAAGAAGAATGGGACAAAATTAATAGTTGGATCGATCATGATCGTGACTTCTTATTCACTTATGCGGGATTACGTCAAGTCGTTGATAAGTACCTCGTGCAAGATAGAAGTAGTGGTGAGTTGTATGAAACACCACAATATATGTACATGTTGATTTCTGCAACAATTTTTGCAGAATATCCAAAAGAGACTAGACTGGACTACGTTCGTAGGTACTATAATGCAATCTCCAAACACAGAATCAACATCCCAACACCAATCATGGCGGGAGTGCGGACTCCGCTTAGACAATTTGCTAGCTGTGTGCTTGTTGACGTTGATGACACCCTCGATAGTATCTTTAGTAGCGATATGGCTATTGGCAGATACGTTGCACAGAGGGCGGGAATCGGCATCAACGCTGGTCGAATCCGTGGCATCAACAGCAAAATCAGAGGTGGAGAAGTTCAACACACGGGTGTTGTACCATTTCTCAAGAAGTTTGAAGCAACTGTCAGATGTTGCACGCAAAATGGCATACGAGGTGGATCCGC